GTTTATGCACAAGGTATTTGGACTTCAATTGATCGTATTTAACAACATCTTACCAGCCAATTGACGGTGTATCCACCGTCATTTCGCTGGTAATATGTCATAAATGACGACTAATATGAGACAGTTAAAGTGATATCTACAGAAATACAGAGTGCATTTTGGTATGAGCGCCAATATACACAAGGGAATTAGTTTAATATAACCTGCAATAACCCTGTATCTCAGAATGAGATACCAGTCTATCACCTGGTATCTCAGAACTGATATACAGGCTATCGCAGGTTAAATATGAAACTAGTATAGATAGCTTACGAAATTCTTGAGTGTATATAAATAAATCATATAAAAAAGAATTTGGAGGTAATATTATGGGTACAAAGAAAGCAAAGAACATAAGCAAAATTAAAAAGGAATTAGCTGAGAAGAGACTGACTGACATGATTACCAAGAAAAATGAGTACATTAAGATTGTGGACCAGCTTCATGTGTACTTTGCAAAGGGTAACACCAAGACTGGTGACGCTGTTCCTAGTGTTAGCTTGATTCCTGTATATAACTGCAAGAATTGCTCTAAATGCAAAGATTTGTGCTATGATCTGAGAAATGATTGCTGCTATCCTGGTTGCCGTGATAAGAGAGCTGTTAATGCAGCTATTTTTGAGGCAGATCCTGAGCGCTACTTCAATGAAATCAATGATGGTGTAAAGGCATTTAGGTTCTTTAGATGGCACATTGGTGGAGACATTATGAGTACATACTATTTTGAAAAGATGGTATGGATTGCAGAACAGAATCCTCATTGTGAATTCTTGGCATTTACTAAGTGCTTTGATATTGTGAATAATTGGCTTGATGAACACGACCTTCCTAAGAATTTACATATCATTTTTAGTGCATGGGTTGGAATGGAAATGGATAATAGACACAACTTGCCTACTTCCAATCCGCTGTTCTTTGATGGAACTACTACTGCTCATGATGGGGCCAAGTATTGTTCTGGAAATTGTACGGAATGTGCCAGAGCGGGCGAAGGTTGCTGGGTTATGCAAAAGGGAGAGGAAGTTATTTTCCCGGCGCACTAACAGTACAAAATTAATGCAGACTTTAAACGCCGAAAAAGGGTTAACAGTAGGCGTTCTCCAAACCAGTAACCCTGCGACCTCGCAAGAGGGCAACACCCACCGCCGTAAGGGCGTGTACGCTGTTAGGGAGAACTATTAAATATGCAATTTTATGAGGTGCAGATATGGAGATACATTTTTATGAGTCGATAGGGGTTATTCCACTCAATAAACGCATCTATATGGATTGGAAGTCTATAAATAATGTTTGGGAATTTCTGCATAATGATTGGGAGAATTTCAATATGCCAGAGATACATACTACTCAAATGTGTATGCTATCTAATACTTGGATTCTTGCAGGCTATCGTATGTTTGTTCATCAAGACAATGGAATTACATATGAAATTACATTAAAGTCTAAAGGTGGCACAGGCGATAGAGCTGTGCGAACTGCACAGAATGTATATGCAATGTGGGCAAGCAATGTGTTTAGAGAATAAAATGACGATTTTAAAGGAGAATACTATGCCGTATATAGATTTTGTCAAGGAAGATAGGTTTGATGAAATGGAAGCATTGAGTAGGTCTTTATTTGGAGAAAAATGGGATTGCTATGATTGCGAACTTTGGGAACAAGGCAAAGAGGATGGAAGTTGTATCCATTATATTAACAATACTTGTCCTTGTGGCTATCACGATAAAGATGACAACATAAAAGAGTGATTTTAGGAGGTAATAACATGATTAGCAGACTATGTTATGAACTGTATAAGGTAGACTGGAAGCGGAATCATATGATTACCGTAGACAGATAAATGGACTCTATTAAGGACTATTATGAAAGTCTGGTAGATATGGATGATACGGAGTATACATACAATGATTATCTAGAAGAGTTCGGCTATGACGGAGAATTGTATGTATGTTATGAAGAATTTTTGGAAAACGAATATCTTGAAGACGATTATATTTGTGGCTTGTTGGACAATGAAAAGTTAATTGCTATGTATTACAAGGATATAAGAGAGTGATTTTGTGAGGTAAACATATGATTATTGAACAGAAAAGATATGAAATTGCAGATGTCTTTAACCTGATAGGAGAAGAATATCTTTGTAGAAATAATGATGGTGGTCAATCTGGAAGTGACATTGTTGTGGATGGATTTGATGTGCATCCAATTTCTCTTAGATATATGACATTCTATCAGAAAGGGACAAAATGTGTTTGTTGTGGAAAAGAAGGAACTCACTTCAAACTTTGCGGAGATGAGAACACAAATCGTAGGCACTTTAATCTATACGCAGAAGATGGAACTCTGATGACCAAAGATCATATTTTGCCCAAGAGCAAGGGTGGACTTAACAGAGTGTCTAATATGCAAACAATGTGCACTGACTGTAATAGTGCAAAGGGCTCACATTGTCCTGGCTATGAAAAAGAATATATTGTTGGACGAAATCCAGAGGGAAAAGAAATTGCATTTTCTTCAGTTGAAAAGGCAGTTTATCATTTGGTCAACAATCACATGAAGAAAAAGAACACCAAAGAAGATTGGGCAAGAAAAGCCATTAATATTACCCTGCAATTATTAAATGTGATTGAAACAGGGGAGTTTTATCACAATAGAGTTTGGACAAAGGAAATGAGGTAAATATATGGACATCAAAGATATTGAAGTCTTAATTGAATGCAAAAGACTTGTAGAAGCGATGTTGCGTGAAAAGAAATATACTTTAAATAGGTTATCAGAGAACGGAAAATGTGATGAAAGAGCCATTCGATGCATAAAGGCGCAAATTATTAGAATGGAGAATGCGTTACAAGGTAAGCAAACCACAAGCTTCTTTAATGAATTAGGAAAAATGTAAATTGAAGGGAGATAATACTATGAAAGCTTTTAGTATTAATGAGATGGAGAATATCTTTGAAATTGGTCGTGCAATTCAGCACATAGTTGACTTTGAAGACGGCTATGCAATTGAGGATAGCAAGAATGCATTTCTGTTTGCTGCAAAGCTGGCAATGGAGTTTGAAGAAAAATATCCTGACACAGAGGATTATTATGGCGATCTTGATGAGTTTATCACTAGCAAAATCTTGAAAGAGTTTAAAAAAGAAAATTAAATGAAATGAATAAGGCCAGGGTTTTCCTGGCCTAATTTTGTATTTAGAAAGGAGATTTAAACTATGAAAACAAATTTTGGTTGGAAACTATTTGAACAAGACCCTGAGGGAAACTTATATCCTTTATTTTTAGATAGGGATACTGTATATCCTATTGATGAGTGGATCAATGCAGAGATCCATTATGGTAAAAACTTTGCCCCTAGACCTGGCATTCATTGCGGTATTATTCCTGCTGCGCCTTGGCTTATGTCTGTTGATGCATTTGGTAACGGATATTATAAAGGAAGGCGCAAAGGATGGAAGCGTGTTTGGGCATATGTTGAATATAATTGCACTATTAACTATAATGACGAAGTATCTAAGTTAAAAAAGAAATGCTTTGAGAATAAAATTCCAGATAATGGTTGGTATTATTTCAAAGAATATGGAAAGGCAACTTGGATTATTACTGACAAAATTAGAATTTGCAGAATTGTTGCTGAAGAAGAAAGACAAAAGATTCTTAGAGCAGCAGGATATGATGAAGCGAAAGAGTTTATGCCTTATAAAAATGCAATTATGAAGAGAAAGAAAATTGCATAAAATTGAACAAATATTCGAAATTAAATACACTTGACAATTCAAAATTAATGTAGTATAATGCAGAAAGGAAAAGAGAAAAATGAAACAGTGCTTGTTTAACACGTGTTCGGATAATTGTTGTGCTTATTGTAAGTTACATCACTGTTCTATGACTGTAAAGCAGATGAAAGCAAAGAATTGTCTTCAGAAGCAGTGTTGGCATTTGGTTAAACATGAAGAACATGCATATTGGCGACAGAGAGAAAATGTGAAGCAGAAAAGAAAGAATAGAAAAAATATGCTTAATACTTATGTTGCAAGTGTTCAGCATGGAGGTTTTTAAATGTATTGTTATAAAGTTAATTTTGGTGATTATTCTGTTGCACATTATTACAGCTGCAAACACTTAAATTATTTTGAGTTCAAAGGAAAAAAGTATCCTATAGGTGCATTTGTTAAGCTAACCAAAGATGGAGAATACCAAGTAATGAAAGGCCGAGGATACAATTTCATTAGAGGCAATTATCGTCTAGTTGATCACTGCTTTACCGAATCTGGTGTAGAGAAGTGGGAATATATTATTGGAAAAACTTACGAAACAGGCATGCATATTTTTCATACAACAACTCAACATCCAGATGAGTTGGTTGAAAAAGTTATGTGCGCAGAGTTTAATGAAGTAATTGATGAGCCAGGTGAACTAAAGGTTGAGTTTAAGGAACCCAGCTACTTCCCGAAAGATTGGGAGGTTGAAGGTGTGATGACTGGTTGGTCTATTATGGCATTAGTGTGGATTGCTGCATGGGTACTTAAAGACTGGTGGCTGAGACTTATCATCCAAATTGGTGTATGTTGGTATTTTGGTAGCTGGAGAGAAAAAAAGATGAATGAAGCTATTTCCAATCAGAAATTTAAGAAATAAAAAGGAGTATTTTATGTTATGGTTATAAAGATTTTTAAAGTCTCTACCAAAGAATTATATACATTTAAAAATAAGCTTGAATTGTATACATACATAAAAGAGAATGTAAATAAGTACCCTAGCTTTAACGCAACAATTAATGAACTAATACAATATTTGCCTGTTGAGAATTATTGCAGGGTAATATAAAATATACGGAGGTGTAAATAAATGGGAGGCAGACTTGAAAAAGAAGATCGTGCAAAAGATAAAATGGAAAAAAAATTAGAATCTTTACCAAGCATTTTTAATGCATTTTATAATTGGATGGATGCACGTGAAAAGTCATACACCACTATGGATAATTATATTAACCATGTTGTTGAATTTATGAATTTTTACACCAAAGGGAAAAAGAATGATAAATTTTATGAAACTGTAACTGATGTTGATATAGAAAAATATATGACTTCTATAAGAAGGAAAACTGTTAATGGTGAGTGCGTAGAAGTAGGAGATGATATTCGTGCAGCCAAATGGTCTTCATTAAATACTTTTTTTAAGTTTTTAAATCAAAAGAAGCATATTGACAGCAACCCAATGCTTTTAACAGAAAGACCGAGAGTTAAAACAAAGCATACAATAACTTATATGAGTGCAAAAGAAATTGAATCAGTATTTAATAAAATATCTACAGAAGCAAGGCCGATGGTAAAAAATAGAGATACTTGTATTGTCGCCATGGGTCTTGGCACAGGACTTAGAGTTTCTGCAATTGTTAATATTGACGTAGAAGATATTGATTTTAGAACTAAAACAATTAGAGTTATTGAAAAAGGAAGAAAGACAAGAGAGATTCACTTTGGAGAAAATCTTAGAAATCTTTTGTTAATTTGGTTGAAAGATAGGGAGCTGTATTTTAATGGGCAAGATACTGGTCCATTATTCATTAGTCAGTTAAAACAACGTATGTCGGTTGATAGCGTTGAAAAACTTGTTAAAAAATACACTAGCCATTTACCAAAACATATTACTCCTCATAAATTGAGAAGTTCTGCAGCAATGAATTTGCATGGTGCAGGTGTAGATGTTTTAACAATTGCATCCATTCTTGGACACGAAAATGTTGCAACTACACAAAGATATGTTAGAGCTTATGATGAAGATAAAGCAAATGCAGCAAATATTCTTGACGACATGATTTGACAAGAATACAAATACTCCAACAATTACAAATTGACAAACACGTGTTCGCAATGTATAATATTCCACGAAGGGGTGGCAAGCAAAAATGTATCAATCTGAAATGAAAGAAGGGTTTATAAAAGACTATTTAAGATCTAGGGTGGTGGCTCGCACATCTTTATATAGTTTGTTTAGAAAAACAGAACCATTTGAAGAAGAGAATAAAAAAGATTGCAGTCAGTTCAATCAAGACGAAGCTTTATTTATGTATACTGATTTTAAAGCGAAATCGATTTATGTACTTTTGAATTATAACTCAATTTTAAAGGCTTATTGTGCATGGAGACGCTATTATCACAAAGATAATGTAACGGAATCATATGAAAATATTAATATAGAACTATTAAAACCATGCGTTCCTCCAGATAGCAATAAATTTTTGTCAAGAGAAGAAATAATAGAAATAGAAGAACAGTTGTACAACTTTACAGACAAAGCCGTTTTAGAAGGCTTATGGGAGGGTATTTCTGGACCAAGTATGAATGACTTGGTTTGTATCAATAGAGATATGGTCGATACAGAGGAGAAAACGCTGTATTTCTCAGACGGAAGAGTGATCCAATTAACTGATAGATTGTATGAGTTTTTAATCAAGGCATTTAATGAAACTGAATATATGTGCTATGGTGCAACATTAAGGGTCAAGAAGCTCAATGGAATAGATCGACTATATAAAGAAAGAGATAATGCGCATGCAGCTGATTCAGATGACCGCAATTTTAGATGGGTATATAGAAAAGTGCAAAACTTTAGAGATCATGTTGGTATCCCCGGACTAACTATGAAAAATATACACATAAGCGGAATGTACCATTATTTATGCATTGGAATGCGAGAAACTGGGCTTGACTTAAAAAGCTTTCTAAGATCTGAAGATGGTAAAAACTTAGCTGCAAAATATGGTTTTCATTCAGAAAGTTACGTTGATAATTTAACCCACCGCTTCAAAGATTTTGTTTAAATTATTGACGTTATTAAGGGGGATTAAGAATTGTTGCAGACTATTACTACAGAATTTATGAGAAAATTTAATGAACTAAATGACAAATGTGCAGATATACAAATTAAGCATGTACTTTATGGATCTCAAAAAATTAAAAGATGTGTTCTCCATCCTTTTGTTGATGGGGAACGCATTGGATTAAAAATTAATAATGAAGATATTTATATTACCACTGAAGAGCTAATGGGTGTCTGGGTGGGGAACAATCAATATATTATTAAAAGTGAACTAATGGAATTATATATTAATTTATTATAAAAAAAAATGGTGGTTGGGGAGGGGCACTTGACAAATAAGAAAATGTGTGTTATAATACCATCAGCAAAAGAAACAATACAAAATGAATGTGTGTTTTATAGCTGGTGAAGGGAGGTTACATATGTTTGAAAAGCGGAGGGAAAGATCGCACATGGATTCAATGCCAAAGTTGCGGACATCTATATTTAATAAACAAAAAAGTTTCTATTGAAAAATCTATAGTCAAATCAATTTGTCCAAGATGCCGGGGTCATATTGGACTAAATTGCGGAGACAAGCAAGAAGATATTTATGTTTATATAAATCCTAATTTAGATGAGAGATATTTTAATTATTAAGTGAATTATATTTTTTTATAATTAACAATACAAAATTTATGACAAAAGAGAGGTACTTATATGGTTTATTGTGGAACTAGCAAAATTGAAGAAATTTATATTGGCTCAGATGAATGCGACCTATCAGATGTATGTTGCATTGAAATGACTAAGGCACCAGATGAGCCTGTATTTTATGTTACGACATGCTGCAATACAGATTGGGTATGGAAGTTTAGTATGGACGGCGAGTCTAACTACGAAATGATTAAGCACACCATTGTTGATGCAATCTTTGAGTGTGACAATATTATTGAACTAATGGATTATCTTGATGGTGTATTTGAAGAAGATTTTGATGATATTGTTGTGTACGAAGAAGAAGTGCATGATGATTGCTGCTGTGAAAACTGCAACCATAGAGGTTGTTTGAATTAATAAAGGACAGAAAAGGAGTAAGACATAATGGCAAATAGAATTTTTGACCTACAGGAAACTAAGGGCACATTCCAGGTAAGAGGTATTATTAACGGAACTGAAAAGGATCGTTTCTATACCGATAAGAAAACCAAGACTGGTAAGGATTTTAGAGCAGTAAACTTTGGCTGTGAGTATAACGACAAGCAGACTGTTTATCTAAGTCTAAATGGTATGCCTCAGCAGAAGGTTTATTTCTCTAAGAGAAATCAGAGCACTGGAAAGACCGAAACCAAGGATGTGCCTTGGGCAAATAGAAATAAGTTTAATGAAGATGGCTTCCGTATGATTGGTGTTGGTCTAGGCTTGACCAAGACAAAGGATCAGAGTGGTAAAGTTGTCAATGACAAGAAGACCATGACACCTTTTGACGCATGTGAGTATATTAATGAAAACCTAAATGATGATATGTCTACATTTATTAAGGGCAATATTGAATTTAGCAGCTATACTGATGGTGAGGGCAATGTTCGTAGAAGCGTCAAGTATATTCCTGGCCAGATTTCCCTGTGTAAGGAAGTAGATTTTGAAAAGTATGATGACGCAGATAATAAGCCCGTACATGACTTCACTCAGAGCATTGTGTTTATGGGTGTGGATCAGGAAAAAGTAGATGATAAAGCAACTGGTAGATTTGTTGTTTCTGCTAAGATTGTAACTTATTCTGATATCGTTGATACTGAGTTGATTATCATTGATAAGAGCCTAGCCAATCTGTTTAAGAAGAATCTAAAGCCTTATACCGCCATCACTGTGCATGGAAAGATTGAGGTATCTCACAGTGTTCAGGAGGTTGAGGAAGAGGATTCTTGGGGTGAGGCAAATGCCATGAACAGAGTTTCTGCTCCTACTAAGACCGAAATGATTATTACAGGTGCAACTCCTTCTACTATTGACAAGGAGACTTATACCGAAAAGAATGTTGCAGAAGCAGTAGCAAAGGTAAAGGCATCCAAGACTGCTGAGCAGAATTTCTCTGGAAAGGCAACTGAAAGCAACGATACTGGCGACTGGGGCGACAGTTATGATGATGCAGATGATGAGTCTGATCCTTGGTAATAGGTAACAAATATGGGCAGGCGTAATGCTTGCCCTATACAACACAAAATTAATGATATAAAAGGAGATTGAAAATATATGGCAATAGCAAGAAGTGGAAGTACAGTTAAACCAAAGCTAAATATGTTATTTTATGGCGAGCCTGGCGTTGGTAAGTCAACCATGGCACTACAGCTGGCACATTTTAAAAGAGAAGATGGTACACCTTTTAGACTACTAGTTCTAGATGCAGAAAGTGGTGGTTGTGAAGAGTGTCTAACGGAACTGGAAGACAATGGTGTAGACCTCAGAAATATTTACATTGTTTACAGTCAGTCTCAGAAGGAAATTAAGGAATATATTGCAAAGGTAAGAGACCACGAGCCTTTTTATGAACTTGACGAAGATGGCAATGAGACCGATGAAGTTGTTAAGGATGCATATGGAGAAGATTTCTACCCTGATGCGTTAGTTCTAGACGGAACCTCTGTTCTAAAGCTGGTTAGCTCTCAGAGCTTACTAGACCTGTCTAGAAAGAGAAACAAGATTAAGGCTGAAAAATCTGGCGCTACTGCTGAAGAAAAGTTTGTTGCAGTGAGTAATGCAAACCTAGAGTTGAAGGATTACTCTCAGCTGAATTACTCTGGCCAGGATCTAGTTCTTTCTCTAATGGCATGCGGTGCGCATGTTATTCTAACCGCAAGAGAAAAGGATGAGACTATTTCTATTAAGGGAGACGATGGCAAGACCACTAGTGTTGCTACTGGCAAGAAGGTTTATGATTCTTTCAAGGGCATGGATTATAATACCAAGACTCTAGTAAGACTATACAGAGATGATTTGGGCCAGGTGTGTGCAGAAGTCATCAAGGATAGAACCCGTGTTTATTCTGCTGGCGAGGTAATCGAGAATCCTTCTCTACTAGCGTGGGAAAGTGTTATTCAGAAGGGCAAGGGCAAGGCAGACTTTACTCTAAGAAATGACTTGGACAAGGCAATTGACACTGATCAGGCAATTTTTGAAAAGCAGATGATGGGCAGCAATGCAGAGTCTGAAGACAAGCCTGTGGTTTCTGGTTCAGCTGACAGTCTAAGAGCAACTATTAAGAGTACTGTTGCAAAACTAGACAATGAAGGCAAACAGGCAATGAAGAAAAAGTTGACTGATGCAAATCTTCCTACGAATTTTGCTAAGGTAACTGACGTTAATGTCCTTCAGCAGATTCTAAATGTTGTTTCAGAATAACAATACGAAATTAATGTAGGGAGGCTTTGTCCTCCCTATCTTTATATATGCATAAGCAGAAATGGAGAATTTCAAATGGCTGATTCTACAGTAAGAAAGTGTGAACATTGCAAGGGCAGTATACTCATTGACAGAAATAATGTTCATGATGTAATACTGTTTAAAAATAAATATTATCATAGCAAGTGCTTTAAAGAGCGTGTAGAACAAAGACTTGCCAGCAAAAAGCCACATCAGATGTGGAAGGATGCACTTGGTCACACGTTTGAGTATGAGAATGACGCAAAGGAAGCAATAGAATTTTGGTTCAACAGAGATGATATATATAATCATTTGTTAGACAACTATGATATTGTAGAAGTGCCAGGTACAGTATTTACACGTCTTGATGCAGTTATTACTGGTACATATGGACGTAAATCAAAGCCTATTGACTACGCAGATTTTGTGGCATGTTGGCGTGATGGACAAACCACGCTTAATAAAATTAACAGAAATAATAAGATGTCTGGCAAAAATATTGAGGGAGTGCATAGAATTAATTACGATTTGGCAGTTGTTCTTAAACATTTCCCACAATGGAGGAAGAAACAGGAAAAGCTTAAGGCAGAGCGTATCGAACTTGAAAGAGCTCAAAGAGAAGCTGTGCGCATTAATTATGACAGCATGCGAAGAACGGAAATCAAGCATGAAGGCTTGGATGATATTTCTGCTTTGCTAGATGAATTTTAAGTAGGTGACAGAGATGCAGAACGAAAATAATGAAGTAAAATTTGATAAAACAAATGTCCAGTCGGAACTATTATTTTGCGGCTGTATGTATAAGGAACCAGATCTTTATTTAAGTTATGGTGAGTCTACAAAATCTAAGTATGATTTTTCTGACCCTGGTACAAGATTTTTTTATGATTTGTTTGAAGACTATTATTTGACTTTCAGTCAGGATATTTCACAGAATAAAATCAACACTTTTGTAACACAAAACACGGAGAGACTTAAGTCATATAAAAGTTTTGGTGGATGGAAAACCATTCAAAATATGATGGATTTGGCAGATCCAAATGATTTTAAAAATGTATTTAGTACGGTTAAGAAGTATTCATTGATTCGTGAATATGACAAGCAAGGATTCCCTGCAGAGAAGCTTCTGTCACTGCCAAATTTTCAGTATATGACGGCTCATGACGTGTATCGTATGATGCGCAGCAAAGCAGATAAAATCAATACTAAAATCAATGTTATAGAAGAACCTGTGCTGCTTACACAGGGCGTTTCTAAAGTTGTAGATTCTTATTTGTTGGCTCCGCAGTTTGGCATACAGACGCACTGGAAGGGTTATAATGACTATTTTAGAGGATTGCTACCTGGAAATGTTTTGTTTCAGGGTTTTCTATCTAATGAAGGTAAGTCAAGAAACCTTGTTAACTTGATTGCATATGTTACTCTTGTTAAAAAGCAAAAGTTTATGCTTCTAAGCAATGAGATGACCGAAGATGCAATGAAGAACTGCTTGATTACTACTGTATTGAACTGTAAGGAATTTAAGGCACTTCATGGTGTTGAATTAATGAAGCCTGAAAAAGAGATTACTATGGGTATGTACAGAGATGATATCACAGGTGAGTTTGTAGAAAGAAAAAACGATGGTAAGGGAAACTTTACAGAAAGCGAAGAAGATTTCCTTAACAGAATTAAGAATACAAAGGAATATCAGGATGTAATTAAGGTTGCTCAATGGATGGAAGAACAGTTGGAAGGTAAATTTTATTTTAATGATATCACTTCTGATTATAGTGATGAAGCTATTGAACTGGAGGTTAGAAGAGCTAAGTTAGTTTATAACTGCAATTGTTTTGCGGTTGATACGTTGAAAGCTTGGGGCGCTGAGGATTGGGTTAAGGTTAAGGCAACTGCAACGAAGATTGTTGAGCTTGGAAAGGAACTGAAGTTATTTGGAATGTGTACGTTCCAGTTGACTGACGCAACAGTTTTTGATAGCGTGTTTGATCTTAGCTCAAATAATATTGGTGCCGCAAAGGGTATCAAACATCCTGTAGACTTGCTTACTCTTGGCAAGAGAATCAATCAGGAAGAATATCATATGTATCAATATATGGCGTATGATGACAACTGGGGAGAAGAAGTCGCCCATGATTTGGATCCTCAAAAGAAATATTTTAGCGTCAGAATTGACAAAAATCGTTTAAATGAGAAAGATAAAATTATGCTATTTGACTATGATCTTAATTTTAATGTATGGGATAATGTTGGCCTATTGGTTAAAAAGAAATAAAATTAAAACAAAAAAGTGCAATAAGAAAGGAATTGACAACAGATGGGAATGACTTAATTAATTATGGAAACGAAAAAATGTATATGTTGTAAAAAGGAACTCTCAGTTAACATGTTTGATCCAAGCTCTAAAAACCCAGATGGATATGAAAGTACATGTAAAGAATGCAAAATTAAAAAACGAGAGTATTATGAAAGAAATAGAGAAAAAATATTGAAAAAATGTGCTGAATATACTGCTACACACAAGGAAGAGAAGGCTGCAAGAGATAGGAAATATGCACAAGAGCACAAGGAACAAAGACAACAATATCAAAAAGAGTATCGTGAATCTCATAAAGAAGCAAATGCAGAGTATCAAAAGCAATATAGGATAAAAAATAAAGATAAATTGGACGAATATAAAAAAGCACCGCACATAAGATATAAAGTTTATCAAAGTAATGCTAGAGTAAAAGACCGTGATTTTAATTTGACAGAAGATGAGTTTATTGAAATATCAAAGCTACCATGCGTATATTGCGGAAAATACAGTGACACATACAACGGAGATCCATTTAGTGGTGTTGATAGAGTAGATAGTAACTTAGGATATTCTATAGATAATTGTGTTCCATGCTGTGCAACTTGCAATAGAATGAAACTAGATCTTAATGTGGATGACTGGATTGACAAAATGAAACAAATTATTAATCATTATTGTGTATAATCTTTGTGCAATTTACCAACTTGACAACACAAAATTAATGCACTATAATACACACGAAAGAAGAAACAAAATATGTCAGTGAATTTAAAATTACGTGAACTACTTCCAGAATATTCATTAGTGTTTGACAACGCATCCTATGACAACTCTATAGTCGGAGTTACAACCGACAATAGGGTTGTTTATGATTACAATAAAATGATTGTTGAGCTAATGGAAGATGAAGGATGGAGTTATGATGATGCGGTAGATTGGATCGAGTTTAATACTATTGGAAGTTTACCGTATGCGGGGGAGAAAGCACCAATTATTATGTATGGAATAGAGGAATGAAAATGGAACAGAATGTAAGAATTAAGCCTTTTAAATGGGCAGATCTTACACTAATTGTACAATATGAATGTTGTCCAAAGTGCAAGTATTTTTCTAGCTGCTATGACATAAAAGAATTGGCATGTGAATATGATGGACGTTCAAGTGTGGTTAAAAAAGTACCAAATTATATTAGTCAAGATTGTTTTAAGGAAGGAAGCGAAGATTAGAAATGAATTTGACTAAGACAAGTAAATATATTAGTTTAATTTTGCGCCATAAGCCAGAAACAATTGGTATCAGTCTAGATGAACATGGCTGGGCCAATGTTAAGGAACTTATTGATGGTGTAAATAAAACTCACAAATTAGATATGAAAATGTTAGAAGAGATTGTTGCAACAGATGACAAGCAGCGATACTCTTTTAACGAAGATAAAACCAAAATCCGTGCCAATCAGGGACATTCTATTGATGTAGATGTGGAACTTGAAGAATCTATTCCACCTGATATGCTTTGGCATGGCACAGGAATTAAATACGTAAAGAGTATCAATGCAGAAGGGCTTATTCCTAAGTCCAGACTGTATGTACATCTATCTCAAGATACAAAAACAGCAATAGAGGTTGGTAAGAGACATGGTACTCCTGCAGTGTATTGCATTGATGCAGCAGCAATGTATTTAGATGGTTATAAGTTCTATAAGTCTAAAAATGGCGTATGGCTAACTAAGCACGTACCTGCGGAGTATTTTAAGTGAGAGATGAGGGATTTAATGGCACAATGGATACATAAAGAAATAAATTATGGTGACGTGGTAAGTCATGAGTGCTGTTGTTCGAATTGTGGATATGTAGTCATGAGATATTCACATTTGATCTATGATCTCAGAGCAGGAAAGCCGTATGTTGCACCAGAATACAATTATTGCCCAAATTGTGGGGAGGAAGTAGAGAAATGAATATCAGTCAAAAGAGTATTGGTCGTAATAACGTTCAAATTGGAGTTCAGAATAACATTAAGGGAAGTAATATTATTAGCGGAACTGCTATTATTAATGGTACGGTTATTGTCAATGGGGCAGAATTACCTACGCCTCCTACAAATTGTCGTAACACCACGATTATTAATAATAAAGTATATATTGACGGTTATGAATTTAAAAATGGCAAGTGGAAGAAGACTCTGCGTGCCTGGTGGCATTTGTGGTTTTGAGGAGGAGTAAATATGCCTAAGCTATTTGTAGTTAGTGATATACATGGGTTTTATGATGAATTAATTGAGGCATTGGATAATGCTGGATTTGATAAGTATAATTCTGACCATTGGCTAATTACATGCGGAGACCATTTTGATCGTGGTCCAAAACCAGTAGAGGTTATGCGGTATTTGATTAGCTTGCCTAGAAAGATTTTTGTAAAAGGTAATCATGAATCACTATTGCAAGACTTGTGCGAAAGAGGATATCCAGGATCTCACGATTTTCATAATGGAACATATGAAACTGTATGTAAATTTGGTGGTGAAGATCTTGGCAGGGGATTTGAAGAGTGCTGTATTATTACGGAACAGAGAACTAAGAATTTTATTTATAGTATGGTCAATTATTTTGAAACCAAGAACTATATTTTTGTGCATTCGTTTGTACCTCTAAAAAACCTTGATGGTCTTCCTAAATATCATATTAGAAATAGGAAGTTTGCAATTGATCCTGATTGGAGATATGCTCATGCAAGCGCATGGGAAGAGGCTCGTTGGGGGAATCCGTTTGAATTGGCAAAGAGTGGATTTTTACCAGATAAGACCCTGGTATTTGGTCATTGGAGCACGTATGATCAGAGACCTTATGAATACTATGATAATGATGATTTGTTTGACCCTATTTATGGTGATGGATATATTGGTATTGATGCCACGACTGCATTAAGTGGTCAAGTTAACGTTCTTGTTATTGAAGACGAATTCATGGAGGAATAATATATGCTTAAGACGCCTTGGTGTGGATGGAGCGAGATTACAATTGGAAGTTGGCATGATCGTTGCAGCTATTTAGATGATGTTCCATACAGGCTCCTAGAGGCTGTAGATCATACTAACAGAGCTGGTATGCCTAGTGCAGTTAAGTTTGACGCAGAGGGCTATCACTATATTATTGTATTTGATATGTATAGGACGCATATTATTTGCGATAGCTTTGAAGGTGGGTATAATTATTACACAATTGAAGTTGACTTAAAAGATTTAATTAGAGAACTGCTGGAAGATATTCGTAGGGATCTTGATGCGTGGGGCAAATGGTTTTGCGATGTAAGTGAATATGAAGCCGAAGAACGCAAATTGGATCTTAGTGCATGGTGTAATGTCATTGAAAAAAGATTGTAATTACCCTCTTGACAAAATGAAAAAAGTATGATATAGTATAGACACTTCAGAAAACGATACAAAATTAATGAAGGAGTTAAGTTATGAGTAAGAATTACTTTAGCATTGAAAGAAATGGACAGTGTTGGACGCCCGTAATCCTGGCGGATAGAAACGGAAATCCTGCATTTGAAGAGTTTCTTGATATGAACTATGAAGAAATGAAAACAAGTGATAAACTTGGTGACTTCATTATGGCATCTATGAATGCAGCTGATAATAAGTCTGGAACAGCAGATGAACAAACTGCCGTAACACTTATTGGTGAAGATGGCGTGTTTATTTGGGGTATTATTATGGGCCCAGATCCTGAACAGGAACATGATGTTAGATTTAATCTTATTGATTGGAAGAAAGATGGTAAATCTTATAGATATGAGCCTTAAAAAATAATTTAAATACCCCCTTGACAAATAATGGAAAGTGTGCTATAATACATTCAGTTCAAAAGACAAGCCGCCTTGAATCGGGAGATTAAAAAGGGACTTGACAAATTGAAAAAGATGTGCTATAATACATATACGTTAAAACAATACAAAATTAATGAGATACAAAAAGGAGTTCAAATTATGATTAAGTACATTATTATCCCGGAGCGACGTATGGTTAAGGCCATTCTAGAAGACACCGCTTATGATGCTTATAATAAGATTAATAAGATGTTGGCTGATACGCCCTTCTGTGCATGCTCTGATAAGTACCTGATGCCTAGCCGGTTTGTTGCAACCGTTCCTTGTGATGAGCGTGATGAATTTGATGTAGAGTTTGGCAAGAAGCGTGCAAAGAAGATCCTGCTGGACAACTATTACAAGAGTCTGGATAAGAGAATCGCTAAGTTTAGAGAAGATGTGCTGATCTTCAATGGAAAGGTTTTCGAGACTCCTGAGGCGCTTGAAAATACCCCTTGACAAAATGTAAGATGTATGATATAATACATACACTTAATCAACAATACAAAATTAATGGAAAACGACAAATGTATGCTGGTGTCGTTAGTGCCGACAAGTGAGGTTCTGTGTTGGCAAAAATTTGGTTCCGTGGCTCAGCGGTCTAGAGCAGCGGGCTCATAATCCGTCAGACTTCGGTTCGAATCCGAACGGAACCACCAAATATGTTCTAGTAGCTCAGTTGGTAGAGTCCACGACTGATAATCGTGCGGTCACTGGTTCAAGTCCAGTCTAGAACACCACATGCGCCGTTAGCTCAGTTGGTAGAGCAGCGCCCTTTTAAGGCGTGGGTCGGGAGTTCAAATCTCTTACGGCGCACCATTGTCCCACGGAATGTGGCGTCGATGAAGCAGTCGCAGGTTTAGGTGGTGGCTGTAGAGACACTTCCCAGCGTTGTGTGTGTACCGATAATAAGGGGGATAACGGAGAAAGCCTAAACCGTGAAAAACACTCATTAATGATGAACTAGATCAATGGATATAGACTTCAGATTGCTTTACCAATCGCCAGTAAGTGAGATCATCTCCCTCTAAAGGAGAAAATTGAGGTTCGATTCCTCAGTTCATCGAATATGGTCCCTTAGCTCAGTTGGCAGAGCAATAGGCTGTTAACCTATGTGTCGCTGGTTCAAGCCCAGCAGGGATCGCCAAGCCTAGTTAGTTATCTGCGCAGATACGGCAACATCCCAAGGTTAAGGCGGCTGACCGCTTAATGAAAAAGCCACCCTGGTACGGTGATAATGCTTGCTAACGGCAAAACAACCGTACAACACAAAAATAAAGGAGATATAAAATGGTATATCCTGTAAAGTTTGAAACAAAGGAAGACTTATATCGTTTTAGTGAATTGGCCAGCAAGGAAGATTTTGGTATTTATATCAGTACTCCTTATGGACAGCTGGATGCTAAGAGTCTGTTGGCACTGTTTACGATTTTAGGCAATGATGTTAATGTTGTTGCACCTGATCATACTGATGCAGATAAGTTCTTGGCATTTTTAGAGAAATATAATCAGTAATGATTGTATACATCTCCGCATAGCTCAACAGGATAGAGCAACGCTCTTCTAAAGCGTAGGTTTCACGTTCGAGTCGTGATGCGGAGGCCATATGGTCCCTTAGTCAAGCGGCTAAGACGTTGCCCTTTCACGGCGAAGGCGGGAGTTCGATTCTCCCAGGGATCACCAATAGCATTTTCTTTTCAAAGAGTTTCTTCAATGCTTATAATGTAAGATAACTCGTGCTTATAGCTCCGTGGAGCAGTGGAGTGCTCGTCTGCCTGTCACGCAGAAGGTCGTGGGTTCGAATCCCATCGGGGCTGCCAGATAGTTTATCTATCCGGGCTTGGCCGATAGACCCTCGTAAGAGGATGAAAGAGGAAACTGACAAAGCCTCGCCAGAAATGGTAAACCAAGCAAAACGAGCCGGGACTGGCTTAGACTGAAAAGGCCTATTCGGATATGTCCCCCATGTCCTAACTCAAACTTGATGATGTGAAGTGGATTTTCAAGGAGTGACTGCTTGAGAAAATTCGTTGCCGCAAGCGACTGGCATCAACGCAAAAGGATGGTTTGAGGTACAGTAAACCGTAGGTAGGTTAGTTCGAGTTTAGCTAACAAGGGCAACTACCAATTTATCTGCTACGGTGGATAAATCGTGTGAGTACGAAAGCAAAGGAAAGCACACGTAGGCGGGTAGCATTCTTGCACTCAAAAGGTGTGAGAACTACAATAAGAGTCTGTCTACTGTCACATAACTTAGTGTAGGTTCGAGTCCTACCACCGCCCCCAATTTTAAACTCAATTTATGGCGGTGTAGCTCAATAGGAAGAGCAATCGGCGTTGAAAACCGATGTTATAAGTAAAAATCTCTTATTGGGAACGATGAAAAGTGTCCTAATCCCTCAGTAAGTAAGAGCAATGGGGGATGTGTAGTGTACAAGCACTATGCATTTGATTGAAGCGAAACTAGAACGAGGTAGCAGTCGTGAACAGCCCGCAAGGTTGATAGTGGAGTGATAATCGAGTAAGCGTTCCTTTAAAGGCGTAAGCAAGCCTGATTCCATTGTGGTGTGGAAGCAAATTGCGGGCATGAGCGGTACTACCCAAAAGGTAGTGGAAAAGCACTCAAAACATAAAAGTGTTAAGCCGTAGCAATTCGTGAGTGTATTCTCAACTCACATACAATCTTACCTAAAGCTTATATCGCCCTATGCGAGCTTGATAAAATAACAAGCATGGGCTGTATGGGGCCGTGGCGCAATTGGGAGCGCAATTCCCTTGCAAGGAAAAGGTTAGGGGTTCAAGTCCCCTCGGTTCCACCAATATGGGTCGATAGCTCAGCAGGTAGCAGCAGAGGACTGAAAATCCTCGTGTCGTTGGTTCGATTCCGACTCGACCCACCAGAGCTAGGTACAAGATGGGAGGAAACGAGCAGATAGTCCTCGCCGTTTGTACAAACGGAAACACCGTATAGAATTCGTAACGGAACTTGTGGACTAGCATTTAACAAAACTTGCCATCATAGTGAGTTTGCATTGATATCGTTAATGACGTTGCCAATGTTTCAGGATGGCACTTATATGGGTCAGTACAGTGTAATTGGTATCACCCCAGACTGTAAATCTGGTGCTTTTAGCGGTTGTAGGTTCAAGTCCTACCTGGCCCACCAGTCCTCTGATACGGCAGAGATATTAGTTTAAATTGCCGATGACAAGGCGAGTGCGTAAAACCGTATTGATTGCATCGCTATTAGCGTTCACCGATTGGTGTCAACCCAAGAATAGCGACAGTGCCAACTACTGCTTAGTTGGAGATATCTGCGGGTGTAGTACATCGGCTAGTGCGCCAGACTTCCAATCTGGATAGGTGGGTTCGATTCCCATCACCCGCTCCACTCTCCATAGTGGGTTCGCAACTGTCAGATAAAGAACGGGTTGAAGCGCACTGGACCTGCGCTGGCTATGGAGATACCAAAAAATGTAGGAGTAGTCCACCTACACCACTTATATGCCGGTATAGCACAGTTGGTAGTGCAGCTGATTTGTAATCAGCAGGTCGGGGGTTCGAGTCCGTCTACCGGCTCCAGGAGATAGAGTCTCCTTAAAAGGTCAGCAACAAGATTGTCTGACGCAACGTTGAAGCAAGGGATCGGGTCAACGTCGGTGCCTTTGTGGAGTTTAATCTAGGGTTCGATGCCATCCACAGGTTGACTAGGCGAAAGCCGAAAGAAAAGCATCAATCTACGAAAACGGAGGATATTGCCTATGATTGTTTGTAGTGAATCCAATGTGGGGGACAACCCACCCGTCTAGTTAAGAGTTTTGCCGTTCTCGTATAAAAACGGCAACATTAATTAAAAAATAAATAAGGATATAAAGTATACAACAAACAAATGCAAAATAATTATACTTAGGTATGATTGTTATGGAAATTTATAATGACACTTATTGCATATATGTTCACATTAACAAAATTAATGGCAAAATGTATGTAGGACAAACATGTCGTAGACCAGAAAGTAGATGGGGTCGTGATGGTTCTGGTTATAGAGAGCATCCGTATTTTTATAATGCAATTAATAAATATGGTTGGGATAATTTTGAACATGAAGTAGTAGCATCTAATCTAACCAAAGAAGAAGCTGACAATTTTGAAAAATTACTAATTGCTAAATTAAATCTTCTAAATCCAAATCGTGGCTACAATCTTCAAGAAGGTGGTTCTAATGGACGACCATCAGAAATTGCTATACAGAAAATGAGAGAGGCAAATTCTGGAGAGAACCATCCGATGTATGGTAAACATTTACCAGAATCAACAAGGAAGAAAATTAGCGAAGCAAAAACTGGAGAAAAAAATAATTTTTATGGCAAACATCATTCTGCAGAATCAAAACAGAAAATGAGAGAAGCGAATAGTGGTTCTCAGAATGTTAAGTCTAAAAAAGTATTTCAATATAATTTACAAGGTGATTTTATTAAAGAGTGGGATAGTATGACTGATATTGCAAAGTTTTATAATGTTGGTAGAACAACAGTTATGCGACATTGTAGAAGTGAAAGCATCTTTAAGCATGAATTTATACTAAAATTAACAAAAGACACATAATAAAAACATGGAGGAGTACTCAAGTGGTTTAAGAGGGTAGTCTTGAAAACTTCTAGGGGTATAAAAGCCTGCGTGGGTTCGAATCCCACCTCCTCCGCCAGTGTACCCCATTTGTTATGTTCACGTTTGTGCGGATCTTGGTCATGCTTGACCTGCTATCTCTATGAAAAACAATCAGGCTGCAGACTGTGTTCTTCGGACGTGGGGTTTTATATGGAGCAGTACCCAAGTGGCTCAAGGGGCTCCCCTGCTAAGGGAGTAGGCCGAGAAATCGGTGCGAGAGTTCGAATCTCTCCTGCTCCGCCACACCTCCTTTGGGATGAGGTAAAAAATTATGGTTACAAATCTCACACAACACTACTTGGTTGCCAGACAAGTTGATTGAATAAAGGTGTTGCTCATATACGGGAATCGTTCAATGGTAGGACTGCAGTCTCCAAAACTGCGTATTGAGGTTCGAGTCCTTATTCCCGTGCCAGGTAAGTGATACTTAAATACTGCCGAACAAAGGATTTGCCTTCCAGGGAACTGTGCCTGCATAGATCCCGTTTACTGGTGTTGATGCCGAAGTACAAGGTGCAGTAGCCAGCTTATTTAAAAGAAAGGAAATTATAAATCATGTGGAATAAGATTAAAAATTACATTCTAGAAGCTTTGTCTCTATATGGTCAGTATATTCAGCATATGTGCCGATAATAGCTTCCCGAATTGAACATTAAGCCTAACAAGCTTAATGTTTCTCCCTTGGTGGTTATATGGAGAATCCATGTGGATGGTATAGAAAGTTCGACTCTTTATTTCTCCAATGTTTTAAAGAAGGGAAAAATTATTATGAAATTTACAAAACCTATTGAACTAAATGATTTTCTTCGTACTGTTGATGAATGCGAAGGCGAAGTTTGGTTTGAGTCTCCCAGAGGCGATAGATTTGTTCTAAAGTCAGTATTCTCTCGTTATATTGCAATGTCTGCGCTGCTTACTGAGAAGGGCGATGAGCTGCTGCTATATTGTCAGCTGGCCAAGGATGAATCTAAGTTCTTTAAGTATCTTGACAAGTATCCTGATGTAATTTAATTTGCATCAGGTACTTGACAAAATGAAAATTGTGTGATATAATACGCACAGTTCAAAAGAGCAATACAAAATTAATATTGAGGTGTCGCCAAGCGGTAAGGCACCAGACTTTGACTCTGGTATTCGTAGGTTCAAATCCTGCCACCTCAACCATATTCCCGCTTAGTCTAATTGGCAAAACGGCAGACTCTGACTCTGCATTTGGTGGTTCGAGTCCATCAGCGGGAGCCATATATAGAGGATGTAGTGTAATGGTAACACGCTTGCTTTGGGAGCATGAGTAGGGGTTCGAGTCCCACATCTTCTACCATAAAAAATAATTTATCAAACCCCTTGACAAATCAAAAATATATGATATAATACAAACAGTTCAAGGGAACGGTACAAAATTAATTATCAAAGTTTATTAGGAGGAACAAAAGATGACTACTGAGAAGATGACAGTACACAAGGCACTAGCCGAGTTAAAGACCATGGATGATCGTATCAACAAGGCGATTCGTGAAACCACTTATGTTCTTGCAGTTAAGAATTCCGCAGAAAAGATCAATGGCATGACCGTTGCAAACTTTAAGGAAAAGATGCGTAGCGGCTACCAGAAGGCTACTGATCTGATTGCTCGTCGTGATGCAATGAAGAGAGCAGTTGTTCTTTCCAATGCAACCACTAAGGTTAAGGTTGGTGAAAACGAATACACCGTTGCTGAGGCTATCGAAATGAAGAACCATGGCATGGAGTTCCGTAGTGCACTACTGCGTCAGATGAATTCTGCATATGTAACTGCTCAGAATGATCTTGCTCGTAACAGCGGTGAGACTCTTGAGAAGAAGGCAGAAAAGTACGTTCTAGATGTAATTGCAGCGCAGCCTAAGGATTCCAAGATGACCGTAGACAGCGAAGCAATGAAGACTCTGCGTAAGACCTACATTGAGAACAACACCTATGATCTTGTAGATCCTCTGGATGTAGCTAAGATTATGGAAACTCTTGATGCAGAGATTAACGAGTTTAATACTGAAGTTGATGCAGCATTGAGCGTATCTAACGCACTAACTGTAATTGAGTTTGAGTATTAATTAACTTACTTGCTGCTTTTCGAAAACCTTAAACGGCTACTTATCTCTTCTTTTTTGGTTACTTAGAGTGATATTAACAAGTTAAAGAAAGTAACTACTAATACTTGAAGAACAAGACTTAAAATCTTGCTATCTTTGCTACAGATCTTTAATGAGGAAAAAAGATTAATAGTAAATATTATGATTGGACTGTAAAGATTAAAGCTCAAGACTCAAGGTTTAAGATTCAAGATTCAAAGATTATTAGTGGTCAAAGGTCGTTTATTAAAGAACTAAAGAGGGCAAAGAAGCGTATAGTATAACCATTCATAATAATTATTAAATATTAGAGATTAAATATTAGATTAAAGAAATGATTGATTCTATAAACTATATGCGGAGCCCACAAAGTTTTACAAAATCCACGGTTAAAGGTTTGGTTGAGTGGTCAAGGACCAAAGGTTGGCCTCGTGGCTGAAAAGTAGCAAGTACGTTTGAAATAATCCAAAGGAGGACTTTGCCTATGATTGTATCAGCTAATTCTATCCCGGAGGATATTCCACCCGCTTAGGTGGAGTCCTGGGGCAAGACTTTAAACTGCCCCAATATTGCGGAGTAGAGCAGTTGGTAGCTCGCCAGCCTCATAAGCTGGAGGTCGCTGGTTCGAGTCCAGCCTCACGCAACCACATGCCCACTTAGCCCAACAGGAAGAGGCAAAGGACTTGTCGATATGGTGTAAAGGTAACATATAGACATTGTTCTATGAAGTCAGGTCGGTACTGGCTATCGGCACCAAAAATCCTTTCAGTATGGGTTCGAATCCCATAGTGGGCACCACAAAAATAAATAAGTAATTCTTTATAAAAGAATCAAAACAGTACTTAAGAATTACCTAAATTTTAAAGTTAGGTGATTCGTAAATGAAAAAATGGGAAAAGTTTTCCAAAGAAGAAATAGAACAGTTTGTTACAACCAGTAGGAGCTATGCAGAATTAGCTAGAAAATGTGGATACGGCCAAACATCTGGTAGTGGCATAACTCAAATGCATCAGATGGTAGACCAGTATGATTTTGACATATCACATTTTACTGGTCAAGGATGGCTCTCAGGAAGAACGTATGAAAGTGACAGATATGTTCCATTTGAAGAATATATCAAAGGTGAGCATGTGCAAACAAATAAATTAAGAAAGAAACTTCTTAGAGAAGGACTTAAGGAATATGTTTGCGAATGTTGTTTAAATACAATATGGAATAACGCCCCTATCCCGCTTGAAGTTCATCATAAAGATGGTAATAAAAACAACAATGAAATAGAAAACCTTCAATTGTTGTGTCCAAATTGCCATGCATTAACTGACAACTACAAAGGGAAAAATATACAAAAACATAAGCAAAGCTTATAAAAATTATGTTAAAAATATTGGCATGAAAGGAGAAATTAAAATGCCTGTATTTTATATTCTAGTCTTCATTGCAGCGTGGTTGCTGTGGTTGCTTCTATCGTCAGTGTACAAGCCACTGGGAAAGCTTGGTCACCGAATATGGAAAGACGCACAGGATGCGATGAATGAAGATGACGAAAACGAAAACAAAAAGGAGTAAAAACAAATGAGAAAAGGTAGTATTGGAGCATTTATTCTAGCAATTCTAATCTTTGGTGGACTTATTCTAGGTATCGTATGTACGGAACGAATTCCTACTGGTTATGTAGGTGTTGTGTACAACATGTCAGGCGGCGTAGATGGTGAAGTTCTTTCCCAGGGTTTCCATCTTGTAGCGCCTACCAAGAAGGTAACAACTTATTCTATTGGTCTAGAACAGAGCTATTTGTCTTCTGAAGATGTTGGCGACTCTCCTAAGGATGAAAGTTTTAATATTCCTACTTCTGATGGCAAGACTGTTCGAGTGAATCTTGAATTCTCTTATCGTTTTGACTCTGAGCGTGTAGCCGAAACATTCACTATGTTCAAGGGCAAGTCTGGCGAAAGCATTAAGGAAACCTTTATTAAGCCTAAGGTAATGGCATGGACTCAGGAAGTTTCCGCAAAGTATCCTGTTACCGATATTTTTGGTGACAAGCGTACTGATATTAATGCAGAGCTAGACACTTATCTTCGTGAAAAGTTTGCACCTTATGGCATCATTATTGACACTGTAAACTTTACTGATATCTCTGTTGATAATGAAACTGCCGCAGCAATTCAGAAGAAGGTTAATGCACAGCAGGAACTAGAACTTGCAAACATCGAAGCAGAGACTGCACGCATTCAGGCAGAAAAGGATAAGGAAGTTGCTCGTATTGCAGCAGAGAAGGACAAGGAAGTCGCTGCTATTAAGGCAGAACAGGAAGTTATTGCAGCACAGGCTAAGGCAGAGGCACTATTAATTGAAGCCGATGCAGAAGCAGAAGCTAATCGTAAGGTGGCAGATTCTCTAACTAAGGAACTGCTTGAAATGCTGAAGTATGAACAGTGGAATGGTCAGCTACCCAAGGTTACTGATGCTGACGGTGTTATTATTGATGTTGGTTAATTGACATAGGAGATAAACAAAATGAAGAATAACAAGAAGGATATCCTAGCTCTAAAGGCTGCAGAATATGCAGCCGCAGCAAAGCAGGCAGAAAACGCAGTATCTATGGTTTCTACTGCCATGAACAGCCTAAAGGTAGCAAATCAGAGAATGGAAAACAACATGAAAGACATCGAAGAGTATTGTGCTAATATGATGGCTATTCATGCACAGATGGGTAAGGATCGTGCCCATAACGAAGCGGTTATCTCCAACTTTTCTAAGCTGCTATGTGTTGAAGAATAATTAAATATAGGGGTGTGTAACAGCACCCCTCATATATGCAGGTGTGCTTGGAATTGGTATACAGACTAGTCTCAAAAACTAGTGCCCGAAAGGGATTGTGGGATCGTGACCCACCACCTGCACCAAAATTAAATTAAAAAACACAAAAAGGATGGTAACAAAATGTATAACACTATTGATGCACTAAAGGTTCGTATCCACAATCTTCAGCAGCGTGACCCTGTTGGTAATGCTCGAATTATCGCAAAGCTAAAGCGCAAGGTTCGTGCACTAGAAAAGTAAATACAGCGACCCAGACTAAAGTGCAGATTGGATGCTCTTTGTCGTCACAAGGCACCAGGGAAACTTGGTGCCTTTTTTTACACTTGACATATGACAAGTTACGTGTTATATTAACAATACAAAATTAATAGAAAGGAGGAAAGCAGATGCATTCTTTATATCATTATCTTACACTGTCAGCAGTCAAGATAGTTGATAACATTATTTCTACTGAGAAAACTCTATTGACACAGAAAAATAAAGCTGTGGCCGCTTCAATTTTAGTTGCAATTTCACAATTTTTATTTTATATGCTCATATCAGAGGTTGTTTCGGACAATAATATAGTTTCAATTATAGTTGTATCTGTCGCATCTGGTATTGGCAGTTATATTGCATTTTATATTAACAACAAGTTTTCAAAAGAAATAGTATATATTAATATTATCACATCTAATGATAAAACCAAAATGAAAGCATTTGGTGACCATATGAGATCAGAGGGCATTAAAGTTGTAACTATGCCAACATACGGAGACGATATAGAGAAAACATTAACGGCACTTGTGTTTGCAAATACTAGAGAACAGTCCAAGAAGATTGATAAATATATAGATCAACATGGTGAATTTTATCGAGAGGTAGTTAATTAATGAACAATATTTACTTAGACAACGCTGCCACAAGTCAGATTTGTGAGGCAGCAAAAAATACAATTTTAAAACATCTTGATACTTTTGGTAATCCAAGTTCAAGTCATGAATTTGGTAGACAGTCACGAGTATTAATCGAAGGTGCAAGAGAAAAAATCGCCAAGTGTATTAATGCAGAACCTGAATATATTTACTTTACATCTGGTGGTTCAGAAGCAAATACATTAGCATTAAATAAAAGACATCACACAGCATCTTCCAAATTTGAACATCATTCCGTCGTTACAGATTGGCCCAAAATATCTGTTACAAAAGATGGATTTATTAAATCTCATAAGCTCAATAATATGTTGTCTGAATCGTGGGATATTCCAATTACTGTTATGTCTTGTATGTATGCTAACAATGAAATTGGAACTATTCAGCCCGTTAAAGAACTTGCCACTATTGCACATAGATATGGCATTTTATTTCATACAGATGCAGTACAGGCTATTCCATACATTCCTATTGATGTAAAAGATATTGGTTGTGACATGCTATCCGCAAGCGGTCATAAGTTTGGTGCCCCTAAAGGAGTAGGATTTCTATATGCAACTCCTAGATCTAGAGTAAAGCCTATTATCAATGGTGGCAAACAAGAAAACGGCATTCGTCCTGGTACCGAAAATGTTTTAGGTATCCTATCTATGGCGGCGGCGCTTGAGGACACCATAGAGCACATGGAAGAGCGCAATAATCGTATCAAAGCACTTAGAGACAATTTACTTGAAAAACTTCTCAAGATTGATGGTGCACATATCAATGGATCACTCGAAAACCGTATCCCTGGCAACATAAACATTAGATTTGATGGAGTTTCTGGTTCAAGACTGGTTACATTATGTAGCTTATACGGAGTCTACATATCGGCTGGGTCGGCCTGTAACGAGGGAATAGCGACACCTAGCCATGTACTCAAGACAATTGGATTAAGCGATTCTGAGGCTTTGAGCAGCGTGAGAATTACATTAGGACATCATAATACTGAGGAAGATATTAATATCGCCGCAGATGTCATTACAGCGCTAGTAAAAAGGATTCGTGAAGACAATGAACCTTAAAACAATTGTGTTAATGTGTCTTATTATGATAGCGTCAATGTTTATAAGTTGGGGAATAATACTCTTGACAATACAAAATTAATGTGTTATAATGATGGCACATTAAGAACTAACAGGTGGATGAAATGGATATCAGAGATCTGAAAGAAGAAATTTTGAATAGAGAACTTATTTCTGATATCTTGGCAGAACTTGGATGTCACCATATCAGAGATAAGGGCGATTATATCCAAGCAGGCAATCGTGATGGAGACAATCCAAGTAGTATTGTAGTTTACAAGAATGAATATATCAGCTGTATCAACTATACAAGACAGATAACTAAAAATGGTCGAACAGCTGATATTTTTGATTTAATTGCTTATGTAGAAGATTGCTCTTTTGCAGAAGCGATGAAATTTGTATGTGGAGTTGCAGGTATTGATTACTATGGTGAAAGAGAAGATTTACCAGAATCTTTGCAAATTCTACGCATGCTGAAAGATATGGCAATTAATGAAGAAGATGAAGATAATAGCTCCGTTAAACCAATATCTGAAAAAATATTAAGTTATTATCTTCCTTATGGTAATAAGATGTTTGAGGATGACAATATATCTCTTGAAATTCAGAAAGAGTTTGAAGTGGGGTATTGTCCTCAAAGCAATTATATCACCATTCCTATTAGAGATTCGCTTGGCACATTATGTGGTGTTAAGGGACGCTATTTTGGTGAGCCTGATGAAATGTACACTAAATACACGTATCTAGAAAAATGCAACAAGTCTAAGATTCTTTATGGATACTGGCAAAACAAAGAATATATTAAACAAAATAAGTATATATACGTTCTAGAAAGTGAAAAAGCAGTTCAGCAATTAGCTACTATTGGAGTGCGTTCATGCGTATCGACTGGCGGCAAAACTATTTCTAAATACCAGGTTGAAGAGATTATACGAACTGGGTGCACTCCAATTCTTGCGCTTGATAAAGACGTTGATGAAGAGGAATTGAGAAACATTGCGTCAATGTTTATGAGTGGTATTACAGTTTATGCAATTATAGACAAAGACAATATTCTTGACGAAAAAGAAAGCCCATCTGATCGCCCTGAAAAATGGATAAAACTTGTTAACAATCATATTTATGATATTAGCAAAGGGGGTGATGCAGATGGTTAAGACAGAAAATGAATGTTGTGACTGTGGACTTCCATGCATATATGAATCATGTCCATTTTGGGCAGTTACAAGGCTTTATTGTGACTGTTGTGGACAAGAAATGGACGTACTTTATCACTGGGACTATCAGCATTTTTGTTTAGATTGCATAGAAGAGCGATTAGAAAGGGTTGAGTTCGATGAATGATAAAAACAAGAAGAAAGAGGAAGCTAAAAAACAACGTAATCTGTGGCCAATGAGCCCAGTAACACGAATTGTTGAAAGCAAAAAGAAGTACAATAGGCAGAAGGATCGGAAGAATAAAAATCTGTATGACTAAAAGAGGTAGAAAGCTGTGCATGTAACAAAGAAAGACAGAGCATATTTTAATATTGCTAAAGAAGTGTCTAAGCTTTCTGATTTCCCTAGAGTGCAAATTGGCGCATGTGCAGTATACAAGCATAAAGTAATTAGCACTGGATACAATTCTCAGCGCACAAGTCCTCTTCAGAAAAAATATAATCAATATAGGTTTACAGTAGAAACGCCGCACACATGCCATGCAGAAACTTCTTGCCTTAAGCCGCTCATAGGGCGCAAGGATATCGATTTCAAGAATGTTGATATTTACATATTCAGATCATATAAAAATGGCGAGCTGGGGCTTGCACGGCCTTGTGAGAGCTGTTTTAACTTGATAAAAGATCTTGGTATCAGAAACATTTATTACTCTAATGAGGGTGGATTTTCTCATGAAGAGATTATATATTAACAATACAAAATTAAGGAGAATTTATAAATGAGCCAACAGGATATGTACGATTCACTTTGTAAAAAGTGCTATATTCGTATTATGAAGCCAACCAAAAAGGAAATTAAGAAGATGGTTATGAGTGACGATGAATATCAGTGTGATTGTTGCAATAAAACTGATTACATCGTTGAATATGTGGAGGATTAATAATGACAGATGAACAGAAAGTTGCCGTGTTTCAGCCTTTGCTTGATAAGTTTGAAACTGAACATATGCGACTATATTGCGCAGATATGATTAAACAGATTCCCGATTATATCTTTGACATGCCTTCAAGTACATCTGGCAAATATCACAACAAAACGCAGTGCCAACATCACGGACAGATTTATCATATTATCATGTTCGCAGAGATTTTGAATTATAGATTGGCGCTAAAGTGCAATAAGGAGAAGTTTAAGTCTGAAACTCAGCGTGACGCAATGCGTTGTGTCCCTATTTTCCATGATGCTATTAAGTGCGGATGGGAAGGATCTACATATACAGTTCATGAACATCCAATGTTAGCAGGCACTTGGGTCAGAGAAGCAAATGTGGAGCATGACATTGATGAAAAGGCCAAGGAAGCAATTGCTCGTATGTGTGAAAGACATAGTGGTGAATGGACAAGTTCTAAGAAAAGCAAGGTTGTACTTCCTGAGCCTGAGAATGCCATGGAAGTTATGATTCACGAATGTGATATTCTTAGTAGCCGTAATAATATTGATATGCATCCTCCCGAATATCTGAATGATATTTTTGACGACTTAAACAAACCTTTAGAGTTTGATGAAAACTATAAACTAACATTTGGTAAGTATTCAGGTCAGCGCCTAATTGATGTATATAAGTCAGACCCTGGTTATCTGTTGTGGTGTCAAGAAAATCTACATAAAAAAGATTTACAAGATCAGATTAAGGCATTGAAAGAACATTTGAAGAATAAGGAGAATGACAATGAAGATTGAGATTATGACAAATGGAGAATTTAAGGATCTGCAAAAACATTACAAGTTTGATGCAAAAAGAACGTATAGAACTCCAGAAGATATCTATAACGAACACCCTTATTTTGAAGTTTGGGAAATTGAAAAGTCTAATCTAAGAAGCATTCAAGAGGTATGCTCAATTGAAGATATTTGGATGTGCTATGCCAAGGGCACAAATATGGGCACTCCATTTGAGCCTTTAACTATCAATGGTCAATTTGTTATTGGTTGGACTGCCAATAATAACAAAGATACTTTTAATTGTCTTAGTGAATATTTTATGTATGGTCTTGGCGTAACTGATGCAGATCAAATGAGCGCAGGATCAGCAGTAATTGCAAAGACGAACGGTTGGACTTTGAGTAAGACATGGAAGATGTTGGAGGGATAACTATGTCCAACGAATGGAAAGATTATCAACATGATCTTCGAGCAGATTTTGAATATAACTTTGAATCTGCAATTGACGGAATTCCAGATGGATGGGAGAAGTCATTTTTTCCACAACTGAAAGACGAATTGTTTAAAGCATGTGGAGCATATGCAGACGAGATAATGTTTCATCAGATTAAAGAAAAATATGGTGCATTGCGTGTATATTGGAATTTCCCGGATAAAGATTATTATACGGAAAAGGATGATATGGATCTCAAAGAGCTCGTTCCAATTATTAGAAGCATTATCGAGAAGTATGTAGACATCAGCGAAAATACTTGTATTGTATGTGGAAAAGCTGCAACACACATGACAACTGGATATATTGTGCCGCTATGTGACAGTTGTGAAGATAAATTTTAACAAAAATAAACAAATGGCCAGAGTAATCTTTGGCCATTTTGCCATATTGATTTTTTGTGGATATATGATATATTAATGTCACAAAGAACAACAACAACACAAAATTAATGGAGGATATACCAATGAATGAGTATATTGAAATGAAGTGGCGATTAACTGGAGAGACAGTTCGTGTTTACAATTTTTCTGTAGTTGATATTGGCAAAGTGTACCCTAACGTGTGCTCTTACGCAACGATTTTCAGCAGATCTGGAAAGATGCAGGGCGGAAGCGGATGGCAAACTGTGGAAGTGCATGAATTGACTCCTATTGAATTTTATAACAAGGAGAACCCATATGAACGATTTGAAGTACGAACTGAAGAAATGTAAGGAGTGCAGCTGTTCAAGATGCAATCTGAATGGCACAAGTGGCTGCTATGTCGAAGTTGCTATTAAGGAGCTTGAAAGATATGAGCAGGCTTTTGATGCTCTTGAAAACCATAAATCATCTAAAGATACAATTGACGATTCATGGATGTATGTAGATGGTGACGATCCTGATTCTGTTAAAGCTGCATATTATGGACGAAATTTTTAAAATCAATTAGAAAGGACAATAAGAAATGATTATTAACGATAAGCGAGCACTTGCTTACACTGCACGATGTGGCAAGATTGAAAAGATTGAAGGTGCAGATAACATTGAACTAATGTCTGTGCTTGGCTGGAAGGTCATCACTAAGATTGGTGAGTTTCATGAGGGTGACCTGTGTGTCTATTTTGAAATCGATTCCAAGCTCCCTGAAAAGGAATGGTCTGAGTTTATGGCTTCTAAGAAGTATAAGGTTAAGACCATGAAGCTTGGTAAGTTTAAGGTTATCTCTCAGGGACTAGCACTACCTCTTTCCGTGTTTGACGTAGAGATTCCTAATGAAGAAGGTGTAGATGTTACTGAACTGCTAGGAGTTATTTATTCCGTAGATGAGGATAATGATCGCAAGTCCAACAAGGTTAACAAGGATAAGAAGTATCAGTCTATGGCCGCACGTAATGCTAGGTTGTTCAAGAAGAAGCCTTTCCGTTGGCTGATGCGTCGTGAATGGGGTCGCAAGCTGCTATTCGCCATCTTCGGCAAGAAGAGGGATAATCCTCGTGGTTGGCCTACTCACTTCCCCCATATTCACAAGACCGATGAAGAGCGTTGCGAAAATCTACCTTGGGTTCTTGGCTACGAGCGTCCTCTGATCGTTACTGAGAAGTTGGATGGAACTTCTTGTACTTATATTCTTGAGAAAAAGAAGAAGGGTTATGAATTCTATGTTCTGTCTCGCAATGTGCGGCAGGCAGACGAAAATCAGGCTTGCTATCATGACCATAATATCTACTGGGACCTGGCGTTTAAGTACGACATCGAAAACAAGTTGCGGAAGTATCTGGATGAGAATCCTTGGTTGACTTATGTCTGTGTCCAGGGTGAGGGTGTTGGTAGCGTACAGGGTAATCCACTGAAGCTGCAGGAAGATGATCTATATGTCTTTAACTTCATTGATTCTGAGAATGGTCGTTACTGTTCTACAACTGGTAAAGTCATCATCGAATCTATGGGTATGAAGTGGGTTCCTATTCTTGAAACTGACTATATGATGCCTACCGATATGGAGGAGTTTAAGCAGTTTGCAACTGCCAAGTCTGTTGTCAATCCTGCGGTTATGCGTGAGGGTATTGTGCTACGAGATCCTACTAATGACTTTAGTTTCAAGAATGTCTCTCGTGAGTATTTGCTAAAGCATAACGGATAATTTTAATTGAAGGAGAATATATGATTCTTTTTATTATAATTGCAATTTGTATTTTACTTTATACAACTTTTGCAGATAATTGGCTAATTTACCATATTAAAAACAAAACCTGGTCTGTTTGGAGTACAATAAACACTTGGTTTTGGAGCAATGTCTGGTTTAATATCGTAAATATTATATGCGTGTTTGGATTGTCTGTTATGATATTTTTTGTGGCAGCGATTGCATGTCCGTCTGAAACGTCACATTGGGAATTTAATATTAATGCAATGCAGGACAATCTCGTCACAGAAGGTACATTTGCTCGCAGAGGTAGAGGAAGTATAGATGGAGAGCTAAGTTATTTTTACTCGAGAACCATGTCTCTTGGAGAGAAGATAGAGCATATACCTGCAAATAAAACTTATGTGCGGTATAGTGATACAGAGAAACCGCACGTCGAGGTTCATCAATCTTGTGTAGATATTCCTGATTGGTTGAGTAAAGTATTTTTCTTGGAATGGATGAATACTAAAAGTACCAAATATTATATCCTTGTTGTACCAGAAGGAACAATTACAAATGATGGGCAGTATGAAATTGACATGAAGTAGGTGACAAATAATGAACTATCACAGCGATGAGTGGATTATGCGGAACGTTCGAGAGCATTATAATGAGGCTCTCGAACACTTCCCCGAAGATAGAATTGTAGGTATCTTTTATCAGGGCAGCGGTAACTACGGCCTTGACTATGAAGGCTCTGACGTAGACACCAAGCTAATTGTTACGCCAACCTTTGAAGATATTGCTATGAATAAAAAGGCAGTAAGCACAACTCACATTAGAGAGAATGAAGAGCACATCGATTTTAAGGACATCAGACTCTATATCCAGACATTTCGTAAACAAAATCTCAACTTCCTAGAAATCTTGTTTACCAAATATGCAATTATCAATCCTATGTATAAATCTGAATGGGATAGACTTGTGAAAGCTCGTGAACAAATTGCACACTATGCGCCTATGCAAGCTATTAAATCTATGAAAGGTATTGCAAAGGAAAAGTATCACGCAATGGAGCATCACTATCCTGCACGAATGGCATGGATTGAAAAGTTTGGATATGATCCGAAGCAGCTTCACCATTTACTAAGAGTGAATGAATACATTAGTAGATATATTGATGGCGAGTCGTACGAAGCTTGTTTACAATCTAAAATGCCAGAATATCTGCAAGCAGTTAAGCTAGGTTTTCACAATTTGGATCACGCTCGTATGATTGCTAACTGGGCAATTGGTTGCATCGACAAGATGTGCGATAAGTATTTAGAAACATGTCCAAAAGATTTTGATGGAGACGTTGATGCTTTACTTGATGATGTGCAGTATAACATTATGAAGATTGCTATTAAGAAAGAAATTGGTGATTAAATGGTAGTTGCAAAAGAAATTAAAAATAGTGAAGTAGCATATGAGCGTTTTGGTGATGTTATATTTTGCAATTCTAACACATCTATTGCTCTCAATTATATCAATTCATTTCATGAAGATGATTTGGAAGTGACGATTGACACATATTTTCCTGCAGACGGACTGAAAAGAGGATGGGTTGGAGATATGTATTATGAAGTTGTGTGCGGAATGAATGTGGCAACAAATGAAAATACCCATACAAAATATAACAAATGCATTAAAGACGTTTTACTAGCAAGAGTGAATTCATATAAAGACGGTCCAGAATGTGTGATATTCACTTATACATTTTTGAAATATTAAGGTGATTAAAAATGAACAGACCTAGTTTAATTTTATTGGTCGGAATTCCCGGCTCAGGTAAAACTACATACGCAGAAAAATATATTCAAGATCATCCTGGCACAGTACATCTTTCCTCAGATAAGATTCGTGCAGAGCTGTGGGGTAACGAGGCAACACAGGGTGACAACAACGAAGTGTTCTCGCTAATGCAGTCTAGAGCAATTGATGCACTGAATAATGGACAGTCTGTAGTATATGATGCTACGAACATCACTCGTAAGGATAGATCTTATATCATCACTCTTTGTCCGAAGTTTGTTAAGATTGAGTGCCATATTATTTGGGCTCCTATTGAGACTTGCATCGAAAGAGACGCAGCAAGAGAGCGTACTGTTGGTAAAGAAGTAATTGATAAGATGTTAAAGCGGTTCCAGGCCCCTTATTACGACGAGGGTATTGATGAAATTAAGATTATTATGCCAGATGGCTTTGTAGGTCATAAATACACAAATAAAATTTTAAAGCTAATGCAAATTCCTCATGACAACCCACATCACACACTTGGAGTTTTTGATCATTGCCTAGAAGCAAATAAATATATTGTTAACAAAACAGGCAGTTACCATAGTGATGTTGGATATGCAGCCATATATCACGATGTTGGTAAGCCATATGTAAAAGCTTTTATTGATTCTAAAGGTAATGAATGTGATATTGCACATTATTATCAGCACCAGTGCGTATCTGCATGGATGTCATATGGAGCAGCTATGCTTGAATGCTGCAGAGTATATGTGCCTTGGCTAATTTCCGTACATATGGATCCTTATCTAAACACCAAGTATTACAATAGACTTCCTGCTTATTTGAAGAAGCAAGTTGATTTGCTTCACGAAGCAGATAGAAATGCACATTAATTTAAGGAGGATAAATATTATGCCAGTAAATGACGAATTGGGAATTCGTATGAAGACATATTATGAGCAAATTCCTAAGACAAAGCTAATGCGTAGAACGCCTGTGGCAATACGGTGCGATGGACGCAGCTTTCATACCTTTACAAAGGGTTTCCAGAAACCTTTTGATGAAGTTTTGATTAAGTCTATGCAAAAGACTATGAAGTATCTTTGTGAAAATATTCAAGGTTGCGTTATTGGATATACACAAAGTGACGAAATCACTTTGATTCTAGTTGACTATAAAAATTTCAATTCCGATGCGTTCTTTGATTATGAAGTTCAGAAGATGTGTAGTATTGCCGCTTCTATGGCAACTATGGCATTCAATAGATTTTTTGCTAACGAATGTTGTCAATGGTTTGAAAATAACATTGATTGGAGCGATCCAGATGTTGTTGCAGCAGATGAAAATATCAAAAAGCTGTTTAATGCCTATACTAAGGCTTGTGAAAAAGGCGCAATGTTTGATGCCAGAGTATTCAATATTCCTAAAGAAGAAGTTATGAACCTCCTCTATTGGAGACAGTTAGATGCTACTAGAAACAGCATCCAAATGGTCGGACAGGCAAACTTCTCTCACAACCAGCTTCATGGCAAGAATTGTAGTAACATTCAGGACATGCTAATGCTTGAAAAGGGCATTAACTGGAATGATTATCCTACACACCTAAAGCGTGGCAGTTGCTGTATTAAGAAACCTTTCAAGATCAATGAAGACACTGAGCAAGAAACAGTTCGTAATAAGTGGGTAATTGATACTGAAATTCCTATTTTTACTCAAGATAAAGATTACGTAAATAAATTAATTTTTATCTAAAATAGTTCTTGACAAATAGAAAATTTATGATATAATACACACAGTTAAACAACAACAACACAAAATTAATAAAGGAGAAGATTGTTGTGAGTAAATATTTAAAAAAGAAAAGTCGTTTAAGTGGTATCAAAATAGCAGCAATCTATATCCTTGTTGTTGTACTTGTGGTTATGGTTACAGTTATTAGCCAACGAGTAAAGTATGAAAATCAAATTGCAGAAATCAACGCAAACCACGAAATAGAGATGGCTGCTCTTCGTACAGAGTTACGGAACGACTATGAATCACAGATGACTGAACTTAAGCGCTACTATGAATACGGTGGAGATATCACCCAGATTGAGCGGGAAGCAGAATATATTGCCAAGGTTATTTATGGTACTGCTAGAGATCATGCGGATTCCGATAAGAAAGCCGTTGTATGGTGTATCTTGAACCGAGTAGAGAACCACTCTCATCCAAACAATGTTATGGAGGTTTGTGAACAGCCTAAGCAGTGGATGGGCTATTCCGATGAGAACCCGGTTTTGACTGAACTTTATGATTTGGCTTTGACTGAGTTGAAAACTTGGTATAGCGGTGGTCATAGACCCATGAGTAATGATTATATCTATTTGTCTTGGTCTTCTAAGGAGATTCTATTGAGAGACACCTTTGAAGAAAACAAGAACACTAATTATTGGCGCATGAGATAAAGGAGAATTTAAATGAAGTATACAAAAATTACACTAATCACTATTGCAATTATTATTGCAATAATTCTACTAGGTGTATTCGCATTTCAGGGTGTTCAGAACAAGGCAATTTCCCTAGAAGAGCAGATTTATACTGCACACTCTGACATTGACGTTCAGCAGAAGCGCAGAGCGGATCTAATTCCTAATCTTGTAGATTGCGTTAAAGCATATGATAAGCATGAATATCAGACCCTAATGGACGTTGTAAGCGCCAGAGGTACTGATTCTGACCAGTCTGTTGCAGAAATTCAGACTATGATTCAGGCAGTTGCTGAGGCATATCCTGATCTAAAGAGTAATGAAAACTATAAGGAACTTATGAATGAATTAGCAACAACTGAAAATCTAATTGCAAATTATCGTAGCAACTACAACAAGTGGATTAAGAGCTATAATCAGTATGTTCGCAAGTTCCCTAACAAGCAGATTCTAAATATGCTTGGCTATGAAATAATGTCTTATACTTATTTGGATTACAATACGTCCGCTGACGCTCCTACTAATTTGTTTGGTGATTAATAATGAGAGTTACAAAACGAGAGGTTCTATTTAGCATTGTTATCATTTGCATTATGCTCGTCATTGGTATTGTCATTGCTGGCAATATCAATGATGCAGTTATGGAAAAGCAACAAGAATATATTACTGCGTTGCAAATTAATAATAATAAAGAATTGTTTGAATATGGCATGAGGACCAACGTTGGAAATGCTTTTGTATACGGTGAATTAAAAGCAGTTGATACAGTAACATTTGATGAAATTGGTGGAGAATATTCTTATGTAGAGAAGGTCAAAGAAAGATATACTAGACATACTAGAACCGTTACATACAAAGACAGTAATGGCAAAACTAAAAGAAAAACTGAAACATACTGGACTTGGGATAGAGTGGACAGTTGGGATAAGCATTCTGAAAAGATTACATTCCTTGATGTAGAGTTTGACTATGGAACAATCAATTTTCCACATGCTGATCATATTTGCACTATAAAAGAATCTAGTAAAATTAGATACAAGTATTATGGAGATCCAACGTATAGCATTGGAACTATTTATACACATCTAAAAGATGGAACAATTCCTAGGTCAACCATGTATCATAACAGCACAATTGAGCAGGCGCTTGAAATTAAAACAAATGATTTTGGAATTATATTCTTTTGGATTTGCTGGGTTTTCTTAACTGGTGGAGTAGTTTATGGTTTCTATTATATTGATAATAGATGGCTTGAGGACAACAATAAAAAAAGATATTATTATTAACATATACTACTTGACAAATTGAAAATACATGATATAATACTTACAACCAAGCAACAATACAAAATTAATTAGGAGATGGAACAAATGAAAACACTTATTGTAATTGACATGCAGAATGATTTTATTGATTGTGCACTTGGCACTCCCGAAGCACAGGCGATTGTACCGAACGTCAAGAAGAAGATTGAAGAATATGATGCTCGTGAAGATGCAATTGTATTTACACGGGATACACATTTCGACGACTACCTTGAAACGAATGAGGGCAAGCATCTACCTGTCAAGCACTGCATCATGGGCACTCATGGTTGGCAGATTGCAGATGGTCTAGAGCTACCTCATGCAAGATATATCAACAAGCCCACTTTTGGTTGGATGGGTTGGAAGTCTCTTGCATTTGAAGATGATGATGAGGTTGAGATTGTAGGTCTTTGCACCGACATTTGTGTTGTATCTAATGCTTTGATTCTAAAGGCAATGTTCCCAAAGATTAATATCACCGTAGATGCAAGTTGTTGTGCAGGTGTTACTCCTGAGTCTCACAAGGCTGCACTGCAGACCATGAAGATGTGCCAGATTAATGTGATTGGAGAATGAGTTATGATTGAACTTAATGGCAATCCTATCAAAATTGATAGCTTTCCTGATGGTACTATTTTAATGAAGCAAGAACACACTTTTGCTCCGTGCGCACATATTGAATGGATGTATGAAAACGACAGAGAGTTTTTGGCATTGATTTATCTGGTTAAACATCTTCGTAAACTCAAATATCCTTCGATAGAACTCTTTATGCCATATATTCCAAATGCAAGAATGGATCGAGTAAAAAATTCAGAAGATGTATTTACTCTTAAATATTTTGCAGAACTGCTTAATGGTCTTGAACTAGATCGAGTCGCTGTACTTGATCCTCATTCTAGCGTATCTGAAGCATTAATTGATAATCTTACAATCTATAAGCCAACTAAGTATATCAATGAGGCATTGAATTGTATAGCACCTGATGACATCCTGATGTTCTACCCCGACGAAGGAGCGATGAAGCGCTATTCTGATATGGTAAAATTGCCTTATGCGTTTGGCATTAAGAAGCGTGACTGGGAGACTGGTAAAATCCTTGGTTTGGATGTATCTGGCAATGTGGATGTTATTGCTGGTAAGGATATTTTAATTATTGATGATATCTGCAGCAGAGGTGGCACATTCTATCATAGCGCAAAGAAACTAAAGGAACTTGGCGCCAATAAGATTTATCTGTATGTCACTCACTGTGAAAATACAATTCTTGACGGTGAACTACTAACTAGCGGCCTAATTGAAAAGGTTTACACAACAAATAGTATTTTTACTAAAGAACATGAAATGATGGTGGTATTTACTCTATGAAAACTGATATTATGATGATGTTAATGTCCGATACATACAAACACACGCATCCTCGTATGTATCCTCAGAATCTAAACAAATTGGTATCTTATCTTACCCCTCGTAAAAACATGTCTGAGGCATTTCCTAATATGGTATTTTTTGGCTTGCAGGCTTTTATCAAGAAGTATTTGATTGATGGTTTTAATGAGCAGTTCTTCAATCGGCCTCTCGCATTCATTGAACACGAATACAAGCACTACATGGACATTCAGATTGGTGTCAAAAATACTGAATGGGATAAGATTAAGGCACTGCATAAACTTGGCTATTTGCCACTAGAAATTCGTGCTTTGCCTGAGGGCACTGTAGTCAACATGGGTGTTCCTGTTGTAGAAATGACTAATACTCATCCCGATTTTGCATGGGTTGTACAGTGGGTAGAATGTATTCTACAAGCTGAACTGTGGGCGCCTTGTGCTTATGCCACCATTGGCAAGGCTTATCATGATCTTGCCGAGAAGTATTACAGCGAAACTACGTTTGGCGGAGATCCATTTATGGCTATGGCCGACTTTGGAATGCGTGGTATGTCCTGTATGGAAGACTCTATCCGTGCATCTGCTTCTTGGCTTCTAAGCTTCGACAAAACTAGCACCATTCCTGCACTACCATATATTGACGATTATTACAATGCCAATTGTTTTGAGAACAGCATTGGTCGTGGTGCAGTATCTACTGAACATTCTGTTATGGGTGCAAACTTCGCTATCGACGGCGATGAAATCACCTTTGTAAAGCGTCTACTGACTGAGCTATACCCCAATACATCTTTCTCTATGGTGTCAGACACTTACGATTACTGGAATATGGTAAATAATATCATTCCTGCTTGTAAGGATGAAATCATGGCTCACAATGGCAAGCTGCTAATTAGACCTGACTCTGGCGATATGGTAGACATTTCTATTCGAACTATTGAGAAGCTATGGGAAATCTTTGGAGGCACTACTAACTATAAGGGCTATAAGGAACTAGACCCTCATATCGGTCTAATTTATGGCGATGGCTGCACTTTGAATCGTGTGCATCAGATCTATGAAGCTTTGAAGGAGCGTGGCTTTGCTGCTAACAACGTTGTATTCGGTGTTGGTGCTTTCTGCTTCCATGCATTATTTGATGATAACAACAAGATGACTGTTATTACCAGAGATACTTTTGGCATGGCAATGAAGGCCACATACGGAGAGTTCGGTGATAAGAAGCTGTTCATTTATAAAGACCCAAAGACAGATGATGGCAATCTAAAAAAGAGCCATAAGGGTTGTTGTGCAGTGTACCATAGTGATTATGGCTGGCGTTGTAAGGATGAATATTATGGTCAGGTGCCTGAGGGTGGCACATCTTTGAAGACTGTATTTAGAGACGGTGAGATGGTTCAATTCCATAACTTTATGGATATTCGGAGGAGAATTTATGGTTAAGATTATCGATGGTAATTTATTTGATTCCAAAGCCAATATCATCTGCCATCAGTGCAACTGTCAAGGAGTAATGGGTTCTGGCGTTGCGGCTGAGGTCAAAAAAAGATATCCTCATGTTTTTGAAGCATATAGACAGGATTATTGCAATGGAGAATTAACCCTTGGACATGTTTGCTTTGCATCTGCGAAACAAGATCAGATTATTGCAAATATGTGTGCTCAAAATAATTTTGGATATAACGGTGGTATTTATACAAATTATGATGCGCTACAAAGATGCCTTGAAAAAGTTAAGGTATATGCTATGTTTGAATATGACGTTAAGCCAGTGATTGCATTCCCATATCTAATGTCTTGTTATAGAGGCGGCGGAGATTGGAATATTGTCTACAAAATGATTGAAGATACATTTAATGACTTTGATGTGGAAATTTGGAGGCTAGACAATGGATAATTTTAATGCAATGAAAGTTAAAAACGACTGTGTGGCATGGATTCGTGAATGGTTTGAACATAATGGCCCAGGTTGTAACGCTATAATCGGTATTTCTGGTGGCAAAGACTCTTCTGTTGTAGCAGCTCTTTGTGTAGAGGCACTTGGCAAAGACAGAGTTATTGGAGTAATGATGCCAAATAGAGAGCAGAATGATATTTCTTGCTCTTATGACTTGGTAATGCATCTTGGCATTCGGTATGTAGTGGCAAATATAGGAGCAATTGTTGAAGCTTGTGAATCTAATTTATATTTACATGAAGCAAATAGTTACACAAGAGAACTAAATCCTATTGTTTGGTCTGAACAAACTAAAATCAATCTACCTCCTAGAGTCAGAATGTCAATGTTATATGCGATTTCTCAGAGTTTAAACGGAAGAGTGTCTAATAATTGCAACTTGTCCGAAGACTGGGTTGGCTATAGCACCAGATATGGAGATAGCGTTGGTGATTTTTCTCCGCTATCTCAGCTAACAACCGATGAAGTCATGGCAATTGGAAAAGAACTAGGTCTTCCAGATGAGCTTATTTATAAGACTCCTTCTGATGGACTTTGTGGAAAAACCGATGAAGATAATTTTGGTTTTACTTATGAGGTTTTAAACAAGTATATCAGAACTGGAATTTGTGAAGATGAGGCTGTAAAGGCAAAGATTGATAGTATGCACAAAAAGAATTTATTTAAACTTATGCCTATGCCGACATTCCATTACTGTCCACTTTTTGAATAAATAACATAGGGTCACGGTAAAACTGTGGCCCATTTTTGTATATATTATACATCTTGACAATACAAAATTAATGTGATATAATTGCGGTGCTAGAAAGGAGTTGGAATTATTTGAAATATAAACTAATAGGAAGCAACGATACAAGCAATATAATTAAAACAGTACTAAACAACAGAGACATAGAAGACTGGAAAGGATATATTAATCTTAGTAAAGCGCCACGAGACACATATGATAACTTAGACAATATTGCAAAAGCTGTTTTTGCATTTGATTTACATTATGTACAGAGGCACCCAATAGCAATTCTAGTCGATAATGACGTTGACGGCATTTGTAGTAGTACACTGATGTATAAATTCATCAAGGCTCTAGATCCAAATTATGATGTTCGGATGTATGTACATCAAAAAAATAAGAGTCATGGATTAGATGGAGACTTTGATATTGATAGCGACATTAAACTATTGATTGTGCCAGATGCAGGATCTAATGACGTTGAAGAGCATAAAAGATTGTACTATGAACTTGGAATTGATTGCCTATGTCTAGACCATCACCAAGTAACTGTTGATACAAGCAAAAGTCCAGCAATCATTGTAAACAACCAAACGAGCGATAGATATGCAAACAAAGGTTGTTGTGGTGCATCAGTTACACTAGAATTCTGTAGAGCATTAGAAGAATTTTATTGGGAAGATGTGTGTGATAGTCTGTTAGACCTTGCAGCCGTAGCAAATGTTTGTGATATTATGCCAATTACTGAATTTGAAACAAGAGCAGTAATAAATGAAGGATTGTCTAATATCAATAATAAGATGCTACAGCAAATTATTAAAGCACAGGATTTTTCTATGAAAGGTATTGTTAGTCCACATACAGTAGGTTTTTATGTTGGACCTCTAATCAATGCTTTTATTCGTATGGCTACTTTTGAAGAACGTCAGTTACTTGTCCGTGCATTTTGCGAAGACGAATCTGAAACTTTTTCATATACAAAACGTGGAGAGTCTTTACCAACCGACGAGAACATATATGAACATGTTGTTAGACTTATGAAATCATATAAGGGTAAGCAAGACAGACAGAGACAAAGCACACTACCTACGCTTGTAAACAAGGGCAAAGAGTGTGATGGTAACGTTGCACTTATTGACGCAACTGGTATACTCGACACGTCTTTAACGGGCGTTGTAGCAATTAAAGTTTCAGAATCTTTAAACAAACCAACATTACTTTTACAGAAAAGAAATGACAAAGTATATGGCGGAAGTGGCAGAGTATTTGATAATTGCCCAGTTGAAGATTTTAGAACACTTGTAGATGAATGCCCATATACTACTTTGGCACAGGGGCACCCTGGCGCATTTGGCATTGAGATCACTGCTGAAAATATAGATCTCGCAAGAGAGTGGCTGAATAAAAAACTATCAGACATCTCTATGGAAAAAGTTTATCGTGTTGATTTTGAAGTTAACGCAGAAGATTTAACTATCCCAATGTTTCAAGATCTTGATCAGAATAAAACACTGTGGGGCCATAATATAGACGAACCTTTGTTTGCTATTAAAGATCTACATATCACTTCTGAAAATGCTAGAATCTGTGGTAAAAGCCAAAATACAATTCAGATTCATGACGAGAATACAGACGTTAAATATGTGATGTTCTTTTGTGATGGCGATGAAGAATTATACCAGTGGATTAGTAATAACTGGGGAGATGATGAAGCAGTTATTACTGTTGTTGGAACGCTTGGACTAAGCTCTTTTGGAGGAAAGCTTGATAGCCAAGTTATTATTAAGGACGCAAAAATTGAAAAAACAATACAAAATTAATGCAAAAAGGAGAAGTTAAAATGACTATTACTATTGAGAACAAGGATCTGTTCACTATGCCTCAGGGCTATTATCTGGCTCATTGCGTGAATGCGTATTTTGAACTTGGCGCAGGTATTGCGAAAGCCTTTAATTCTGTGTACAACATGAGGGCAAAGCTACTTAAGCATTATGACAGTTATGTGTATCATGGCGGTGATGCACTGCTTGTAGACAATGTGTTTAATCTTGTGACTAAAAATACACGTTGGGATCGTCCCACCTATGAGTCTCTAAGAGAGTCTCTTGAAATGATGAAAGAATATATGGATTTTCTAGATGTTACAAAGATTGCAATGCCCAAAATCGGTTGTGGTCTAGATAGACTATCTTGGGACGAGGTCTATGACATCATTTGTGAAGTATTTGAAGATACAGACATTGATATTGTGATTTGTGAACTTTAATTGGAGGAATTAATTATGGCAGAGATTAGACCGACTTACCTAATCATGGTCACCACTGCAAACAATAATAAATATTATAATCTTTTTCCTGAAGGAGATCAATTCCGTGTAGAATATGGCAGAGTTGATGCCACTAAAACAACTACATATTACCCAATGTCTAAATGGAATTCGCAAATTTCCTCAAAATTAAAGAAGGGCTATCAGGATGTTACAGACTTAAAGAAGGATTTGGTACAGGAAATTTCCTCTGCCAATCCTGAAAGTCCTTATAAGGAAATTGAGAATGCTGCAGTAAGAGCGATTGTTGAAAAGCTGCAGAGTATGGCTCGTGAAACAATTCGTAAGAATTACACCGTTAAGGCATCTTCTGTTACTCAGGATATGGTTGATGCTGCACAGAAGGTTATTGATGCACTAGCAAACAACAGTGCCACTGTGGAAGAGTTTAATGCGAATCTGCTCAAGTTGTTTACCGTCATTCCTAGAAAGATGGGTAATGTCAGAGATTACCTTGCCAATAAGTCTGAAGATTTTGCAGAAATTATTTCCAAGGAACAGGATCTACTTGACGTTATGCGTGGTCAGATTTATGTGAAACAGGATGATGAACCTACTGCTGTAGTGGAGAAAAAGCAGCAGACTATTCTTGAAGAACTCGGATTAGCTATGGAAGAAGCTACAGCTGATGATGTGGCACTCATTAAGACCTTGATGAATGAATCTGCAGGAAAGTTTAGAAAGGCTTGGAGAGTTACAAATTTAAAGACACAGGATCGCTTTGATAAATTTGTAGCAGATAATAATATCAAGGATACTAGACTTTTATTTCACGGCAGTCGTAGTGAAAACTTTTGGTCTATTATCAAGACTGGCCTTGTGTTAAGACCTACTAATGCGGTTATTACAGGTAAAATGTTTGGCTATGGATGCTACTACGCCCCAAAGTGCGCAAAGAGCATTGGCTATACCTCACTGTCTGGCTCTTATTGGGCACACGGTGGAAACAATACTGCTTATATGGCACTGTTTGATGTGGCTTATGGCACTCCTTATGATGTTTATAACTTCGACAGCAAGTATTATAACCTCGATTATAATAGACTTCAGCAGTTTAAGCCAGGTGCTAATTGCCTACATGCACATGCCGATAGAGGTATGCTAAGAAATGACGAGATTGTTGTATACAAAGAAGAGCAGATGACTATTAAGTATTTAATTGAGATTGGTAATTAAGAGGTGACGGATATGCTTGAATATAGTTATAGCTATAGTTGCAATGGCGACAGAGAATGGAATCTGTGTGGAATTGAACCAACTGATGTAAAAATTTATTATGAAGGCAAAAAGCCTTATATTGATTATACTGGCGAAGCGATTGGACCAAATGGTATGAAAATGACCGTACATATTCCTAAAATTGGTCTGAGCTTTAATAATCTTCATTGTAAAGAAACAAATACATGTCATGGTTATATTTTAGGTTTCAAACTAGAAGCATTTGCAACTCCATCTGAGAACATTTTATTTACTATTACAGAGTGTGAAATGACAAAAGATCAGATTAGTCATATGGCGGGTTGTAAAGTTAAAATTGTGGAGGGATAAAAATGACACTAGAAAAACTACAGTCTGAAATGGTTCAGGCTATGAAGAACAAAGACAAGATGCGCAAGTCTGTTCTTTCTGGACTTGTTGATGCAGTTAAGAAAGCGTCTATGACCAATAATGGTCGTATTGAAATTACAGAGCAGCTTGTTGATGAAGTTTTACTAAAGTACAAGAAAATGGTTCAAGAACAGATTGATACTTGTCCTGTAGAGCGCACAGAAACACTAGAAGAGTACAAGGCACAGATGGCAATTGTTGCAGAATTTGCGCCTACTCTGGTTACTGATGAAACTGAGGTTCGCTATTTAATTCTCGACATTGTTAATAATGAAATGGAATTTTCAAAGGCTAATAGGGGTAAGATTATGAAAGTAATTGCTCCTGTACTTAAGGGCAAGGCAGATATGGGCATTGTCAATAAGGTGCTTGGGGGAATGCTACAGTGAGTAAAATTGATAGAATTAAAGAGCTAGTGGAGTTGTTAAATCATTATAGAAACGAATATTACAACAACTCTAATAGCGAAATATCAGACTTTGAATATGACCAGATGTTTGATGAGCTAACTCAGCTAGAATCAGAAACTGATTTTATTATGGCGGTGTCCCCAACACAAACAGTTGGTTATGAAGTTAAGTCAGAACTAAAAAAAGTAAAACACAATCATCCAATGTTATCACTAGATAAAACCAAAAGCGTAAATGACGTAATTTCATTCCTTGATGGAAAAGATGGTGCAATTATGGCCAAGATGGATGGATTGACATGTTCGCTACGGTACTTGAATGGAGAACTGGTTTCTGCTGAAACAAGAGGAAACGGTGAAATTGGTGAGGATATTTTGCACTGTGCAAAGACTATTAAAAATATTCCTCTTAAAATTAATTGCACAGATGAAGTCATCATTGATGGCGAAGTAATTATTACATATGATGACTTTGAAAAAATTAATTCAACATTGACCGATGATCAAAAATATAAGCATCCACGCAATCTTGCATCAGGATCTATTAGACAGTTGGATAGCAATGTTGCATCAAATAGAAATATGAAGTTTATTGCATGGAAGTTTATTAGAGGGTGTAATAATAATTCTTTTGGTCAAAGATGGGCACTTATGAATAAGCTTGGATTTGACACCACTCCGTTCATGTCGATACCTGCGGTCTTTCAGAAAAAAGAACAAATTCAAACTGCAATTGAGCAGATTAAACTTTGGTCCAAAAAAGAAGGATACCCAATTGATGGTTGCGTATTTAGTTATGACGACATTGTTTATGGTGAGTCACTTGGTGCAACTGGTCATCACCTCAGAAGCCAGCTCGCTTTCAAATTTTATGACGAGTTATATCCAACAAGATTGCAATATATTGACTGGACAATTGGCAAGTCTTCTCATCTCACCCCAACAGCAGTGTTTGAAACTGTAGAGATTGATGGAGCGGATGTGTCAAGAGCATCTCTTCACAATATCAGCATTATTAAAAATCTTGGACTTACTAATGGTTGCACAGTAAATGTATTCAAGGCAAATCAAATTATTCCGCAGATTGACTCTTGTGAGAATGATGGTGATGGTGGTATTGAGATTCCTACGATTTGCCCGATCTGTGGCGGCGCAACTGCTGTCAAAAAAGACAATGAATCTGAGGTTCTAGTTTGTACAAATTCTGAGTGTGTTGGCAAGAAGCTTGCACAGTTCACTCACTTTGTTTCTAAGAAGGGCATGGATATTAAGAACTTATCTGAGGCAACGCTTCAGGATCTTCTCTCGCATGGATTTATCCGTAATTTCCGTGATATTTACCACCTAATCGACCATAGACAGCAACTTATTCGTCTTGATGGTTATGGTCAAAAATCAATCGAAAAACTGCTAAAATCCATTGAAGATTCAAGGAATGTTAAGCTAGAAAACTTCATTGCTGCTTTAGGCATTCCCAATATTGGATTGACTGCAGCAAAAACTATTAGCCAGTATTTCAACGGCAGCTTTAATGATTTTGCCACAGCAGTTGGTGAAACATTTGATTTTACTCAGTTAAATGATTTTGGCAAAATAATGAATGAAAGCATCATCTTATTCATGTATTCAAATGTTCAAGATGTTATGTCACTTGCCGAAGAGATGAATTTTATTAAGTCTGAGCAAAGCGCAGACAACTCTCTCGAAGGTCTAAAGTTCTGCATCACTGGTTCGTTCAGTCAGCCTAGAGATAGTCTCAAGAAGGCGCTAGAAGACCGTGGAGCAAAGTTTATCAGTTCCGTGAGCAAGAATCTTGATATTCTTTTCGCAGGAGAGAAGGCTGGCAGCAAGCTCACAAAGGCACAACAGCTTGGAGTTCGAGTTGCAAATGAAGAAGAACTAATGAAGATGTTGTCATAACAAGGAGATAATATGGGATATATAATTACATTTATTCTAGGCAGCCTATTTGGTTTTATGGTTGCGGCATTATTAAGCGCAGCAAAAGATAAAAACTAATATACAAAGGGGTACACAAATAATCTGTGTACCCCAAATTTGCACTTGACAAATTAGAAATATCTGCTATAATAACAATACAAAATTAATGAAAGGAATAACCAATATGGCAAGCAACAACATCGTTAATAATTATTGTAGCACTCTTATTCAGATCGCAACCGACGTGGTAAAAAAATATGAAAGCAACTTAGAAATTATCAAGAAAACCGAAGATGAGTTGAATGACGTTTATCACGAAATTGAGCTTGGCAAGTCTCAGGATCTTTATGGTGGCTATAAGCTGTATAAGCAAGTGAAGGATTTGCGTATGCAGAGAAGACAGGCCAAGGATGAAAATGACTTACTCAAAGATATGTACGAATATATTAAAAGTCAGCCAGGACAGTCTTTCAAGAGCAAGATCCAGTCTATTCAGGGTAATTCGGCAAAGGTCTATGAGGCACAGAGTCGCAGAACTTATAATCCTAGACAGAGAAGCGACCTGACAATTACAAATAAGACCTGTGAGGTTAATAGACCGTTCGAGGATTTGATGCGTGAATTTAAGAAGGAAAAAGTGACGATGCAAGGCGGAAAATTAAGGAAGTGAATTAAGTGATACTTACAAATGGACAAGAAAAAGGATTAAAGATAGCTGTTGAGCGATATAAGAATAGGGAACCTTATACGGTAATAGCCGGTTATGCAGGTACAGGTAAGTCAACACTTGTGTCTCATATTGTTGATGCTTTAAATATATCTCCAGGGGACGTGTGCTACGTTGCATTTACTGGAAAGGCTTCTTTGGTTTTGCGAGAAAAAGGATGTGAAAACTCCATGACAGCGCATAAGTTACTTTATCATTCCAAAGAAAAACCTGATGGAACATTTGAGCACAAGCCAAGAAAATATTTAGAGTTTAACTATAGGTTAATTGTTGTTGACGAGGTTTCTATGATACCAATTGATATGTGGGATTTATTGTTGTCTCATGGTGTTCATGTAATTGCACTTGGAGATCCTGGCCAGCTTCCGCCCATTGATGGCGAGTCTGAACTTTTAACGCATCCTCATGTATTTTTGGATGAAGTTGTACGACAGGCACAAGATAGTGAGATTATTCGTCTCAGTATGGACATTCGAAATGGAGTATCTTTAAAGCCATATAAGGGCAATGAAGTCGTTATTATTTATAAAAATCAATTGAATGATTTTTATTATTCTGGCGCAGACCAGATTATCGCAGCTAAGAACGTCACTAGAAATGATATCAATTGGAGATGTAGAAAAATTAAATTTGGTAATGATGTTCCAAATTATCCAATTGAAGGAGAGAAAGCAATTTGCCTTAAAAATTATTGGAATGTTTTGAGCAACAGCGTAGGCACCTTGGGCGATGTAGATATCTGGAATATTGAGGAAAATCTTGATGGAATTGTTGATGGTGGAGATCCTTTAATTAATGGCATGATTGGAGAGATAAGTAACATTAAGTTTAGCCATAATGTTTTTAAGTATGGAGATATCATGGAAGCCGATTTTTCTATCGGTGACAAAAATAAATTTAGCAAATTATTTATGGATTATAAACTATTTGCAGAAAGTAAGCAAACAATTAATAGTGATAATTGGACAGACTTTAGAGGAATGGCAAAACCAATGTTGTTTGATTATGCCTATTGTATTACTTGCCACAAGAGCCAAGGTTCTGAATTTGATAAGGTGCTTGTGTTTAACGAATATATGAAATCTACAGACCATAAACGTTGGCTATATACAGCCGCCACTAGAGCAAAGAAAAAATTAATTATTGTTGCCGATGCATAACAGCACAAAATTAATGAGAGGAAGTGATATAAATTGAGTTTTGTGAATCTGCATGTTCACTCTGCACAAGGTTCATTACTAGATTCAATTCTAACTATTGACCAAATGGTTAAATATGCCGTAGACAATAAACAGCCAGCTATTGCACTATCTGACCATGGAACTATGCACGGTTTTGTGGACCAAGTTGAGCTATGCAATAAGCATGGAATTAAGCCTATTGTTGCTTGTGAAATCTATGAGGTAGATAATTACCTTGAAAAGCAAGATACTAAAGAATACAAGCAGCCGAGATATCACTTGCTCCTTATTGTCAAAACACAGCAAGGTCTAAAAAACTTATTTAAGATTGTAAGTGAAGCCGCCACAACAGGTTTTTACGGCAAGCCAAGAATTTCAATCCCTTGGATTAAAGAAAACAATCTTGGCGAAGGTATTATTTGTCTTACTGCGTGTCAGGCAGGTCGTGTTAGTAGATATCTTGAAGCAGAAAAATATCAAGAAGCAGAAGAGTATGTCAATCTTCTCAAAGAGACTTTTGACTATGTATCTCTTGAAATTCAGTCGCATCCAACAAAGGAGCAGTTAGCTTGTAACACTTTAATTTTTAATTTTGCAAGACATATTAAAATGCCTTATGTTATTACTACTGATGCACATATGTTGAGTGCAGACCAGATTGATTCACACTCTATCTTTGTTGAAATTGGCGAAGGTCGTGAAGCAGGAGAAACTTATTCAGGATGTCATTTGCAAAATGAAAAAGATGTTTATAAATATTTAGGCAACTGGAATCTAGACAGAGTTATTCAAGCTGGTATTGATGAAACAATTAAAATTACAGACATGATTGATGATAACATTGATTATGGTCTTGGTCATGGAAGCATAACCCCTGTTGTTGATGTGCCTTCCGAATATTCATCTCACGAAGAATATTTACATTATCTTGTCTTTCAAACCTTTGACGAAAAGTTTGGATGGATGAGCAAAGAAGAACAAGAAGTTAGACGAGAAAGACTTGAAAGAGAACTTCCTGTTATCAACGCATTGGATTATACAGACTATTTTATTATGCTTTATATGATTGCCAAAGAAGCAGATAAGCGTGGACTTCCTAGAGGATATTCTAGAGGCTCTGGAGCAAACTGCTTGTGCCTATTTATGCTCAATGTAACTCAGGTTGATAGCGTAAGATGGGCACTTGACTTTTCCCGTTTTGCCAATATGGGACGTATTGGTAGTCTAGCAGATTTCGACTGGGATATTTCAAAGCGTAGACGTAAAGAGATTATTGAAATTACTGAAGAACTTTTCGGCAAAGAAAATGTTGCGCCTATTGCTACATTTAATACTCTATCTACAAAGGTAGCCATTAAAGACATTGGCAAGGTGCTTAACGAAAAGGAGAGCAGTCCTTATTTTGGTCAGATTCCATATTCAGTACGTGATGAAGTTGCAAAAATGATTCCTACTGTGAAGACGTTAAGTGACCTTGGCGAAGCAGAAGAAAAAGATGTCTTGCTACGAGAACTTGTTGGTAAAAATGAAAAGCTTGATGCAATCCATAAGCAGTTCCCTATGTGGTTTAAGTATGTAATGGACCTTGAGGGACTTCCAAAAAGTAGGGGTAGACACGCCAGTGCTACTTTGATTACACCACATCCAGTTATTGAGCACATGCCATTGTGCCTAGATAATGACAAAAATGTGATGGCTCAGCTTGAAATGCATGCGGCAATGGATAAGCTTGGATATTGTAAGATGGACTATCTTGGTCTAGAAAATCTTGACATTATTGATGATGCTTTAAAAAATGCGGGATTAACATGGGATAATGTTAATATTAACCATCTAAATATTGACGACAAAAAAGTCTTTGATGAAGTGTATAACTCTGGTAATACAATTGGTATTTTCCAATTTGAATCTGCAGAAGCTAGATCAATGAGTATTGCTGCACATGTCGATAACATTGAAGATGTTATTGCTGTTAACGCAAGTAATCGTCCTGGCACAAAAAATAGTTTCCCTGATTATTGTAAAAATAAATTACATCCAGAAAGTATTGACAGTATTCATAAGGATCTTGATACTTTGTTTAAGACTACGCATAGTATTCTTCTGTATCAGGAAGATGCTCTTCATTTGTTTGCATATGCTGGATTCCCTGAAGAAAAACAGGATGTTGCGAGAAGAGCAATCGGTAAGAAGAAAAAAGATGTGATGGCCTCTTTATATGAAGAGTTTAAAAATGGTCTAGTTGCAAAACAGTGGTCAGAAAAACAGATCCAAGATGTATGGGCATTGCTCGCTAAACAGGCAGAATATTCTTTTAATCGTGGACATGCTGTTGCCTACAGCTTGTTGTCCTATCTAACTGCTTGGTTAAAAGTTTATTATCCAGTACAATTTATGACTGCACTATTAACCGCAAAATCAGACCGTACTGAAAAATTAAGTTCCATTATCAATGATTGTAACCGTATGGGAATTCAAGTACTACCACCGAAGATCAATGAGTCAAAACAATCATTCACAGGCAATGCATCCAAGCGTGAAATCCTGTTTGGCTTTGGCGCAGTTAAAGGCATTGGAGATTCTGTTATCTCTAAAATTATTGAAAACCAGCCATATAAAAGTTTTGATGATTATGTTACTAAAGTACAAGATAAAACCGCAACTATTGCTCTTATCAAAGCCAATGCATTTCCTACAAAGGATAGAATGAAGCTTATGCAGAAATATGCAAAAAGCTTATATCCAGAAAAAGAATATAAACCAGTCTCTTCCTTGCCAACTAAAGCCAAGCTTCTACTTGATTGGGATATTGACACTGCTGATTACATGATTGGTAAAAAAGTTGATAAAGAAAGAGTCTTGGAGATCTATAACCAAAAACGTAAAAAAATATTTGATGCAGAGCAAAATCAAAAGTATAAAGCATTTATGGCAGAGTTTAAATATAAATATGCCGAGGATGAATTTTTGTGGGAATTCCAAAGCCTATCTATGTTTATAACATACAACCCTCTCAAAGAAGCATACGACCTTATTGGTACAGAGTGGGATGATGTTCCTAGTGGTAATAAAGCAGTTGTTCCATGTGTTATTGTAGATATTAAGCGCAAAAAAGATAGAAACAATAACCAGTTTGCATATCTAGATTTGTGTATCAATGACAGAATCCTAGAAGCAACCATTTGGAGCAAACAGCTCAAAGAGTATGCTGAGTTGATTACAAAGGGTAGCTGTATTTGCATTTTGGGCAAAAAAGAAGAAGAACATCTATTTGTTGAAAGAGTTAAGCCATATCAGGCTTGGCTTAATAAAATTAAAAAGCTAAAGGCCAAAGCTAATATTTATAACTATTAATTTATGTCAAGTGGGGTGTAATTAATGCCCTACTTGACAATACGAAATTAATGTGATATAATATACCAGAACTAATAAGAAAGGAAGTGACAACAATGGAAGAACTAAATAATCCCATTGAAGAACAGGAAAAGCCCACCATGAGTGATGACGAACTAAAGGGTGCAATCGAAGAGCAGCTATCTAAGATTCGCAGCCAGTCTATGATTCTAGGTTTTAGAGTGGCATGCCAGACCATTCTAGACAAGATTTCTGCATTCGAAAGAATTCCAGGTAGCAAGTCAAATAATGATCATAAGCGCCTCATCAAGGATATTAAGAAGTTTGTAGAAACCGGATTGGCTCGCAAGATGAACGAAAATGGCGAGATTGAAGTGCCTGAATCTGAAACAGTACAAAATTAATGGAGGAAAATGCATGGAAGCATATTTAAACAGAATTGACGGATGGGACGATGCAATTATTTCTATGTTTCTGTCCAAGAGAACTCTTACACGTGAGCTTGAAAATGAAATTAGAAATGAAGTGTATGCGTGTACTAATCATGATCCAGCTAATGGCATTATTGGTGCTCTAGTGAATCCGTCTGAAAAGATGACTGATTGGCTAAATAAGCTATTTAAGTGGGCGCCGAGACATATTACAATGGGCAGATTTTTAGACTTTAGTTTTACTGTTTATGGCCTGCATAGAGGGGCACAGGATGACCTAGACTCTCATGCAAAGCGTATGGATAATAGAATCATTAGAGCTTCTACTAGACTTGCTGATTTTTCTCATGGTGAAGTGTCTGAGTATTACGAAGGTAAGATTCTTCCCACAGATGTCGCACTTGCAGCTCTTGGCATTACCACACCTGATGAGATTGAATATGAAGGTAACACATACGTAAAAGGTGTAAATGGCTATATTCTAAAGGGAATGGAAAACAACAAGGATGTGAAACGTGGTCTTTATATGCTGTCTATTCCTTCACACTTTATTTACAAGATTAATATGACTGAATATGCACATGTGTACAAGGAAAGAAATATAAAATCTACCGCAAATCCAGAATTGAAAACTTGTATCGAAGATAGCACCGATCAGTTAGTAGCAGCAAGTCTTGGATATATTTGTAGAGATTATTTGATGTCAGTGAAGAATTAAGGCGGTGGGTCCCATGAATAAACCTTTATATCTCTTTGTGGGTAAAAGTGCCTCTGGAAAAACAACAATCGCAGATATTCTGGAACAAAAATATAATCATAAACAAGTTCAATCATATACTACACGGAAGCCTAGATATGATGGCGAAATTGGCCATATGTTTATCACTGAAAATGAATTTAAGGCACTAGATGGTATTGTTGCTTATACATTTTACAATAACAATCATTATGGCACAACATCAAAGCAATTAGACGAATGCTCCATTTATGTAGTTGATGTACCTGGAGTCGAAACGTTGTTGGAAAAATATCATACTAATAGACCTATTGTCATTATCTATTTTGATACAACTGTTTATACTCGCATTAATCGTATGGTTGATAGAGGAGATAGCGACATTGCAATTATTTCTAGATTGCTACAAGATGAGAAAGATGATTGGTTTAAGCAGCTAGACCATCTTGTGTGGCGTTATTGTCATATTGTTGGCAAAAATGTTGATCTACATTCTATTAATGCAAACGGTGATCAAACAGATGTGTTGGAAATGGTTCTATATTATATTAATCAATATAAGGAGGACTAAGGTATGGTTATTGCAGTAGATGTAGATGATACCATCTGCAATCTTCAAGAGGTTGTGATTGAACTTTTTAACAGCAATTTTGGTTCCAATTATAAGATTGAAGATTTTACAGAGTACGACATTATGAATATTTTGCCAACACAAGACGCTATTACAATGAAAGAGCTGTATAGCATGTCTGGGTTGTATGATAAGGTTAAGCCTATTCTAGGGGCTCAGGAAGCCATAGAGAAGCTTATAAATTTAGGGCATCATGTGTATTTAGTTACTGACGCTATCCCTAAAACTTATGGTGAAAAGGTAGCTTTTATTAAGCGATTTTTTCCGTACATTGACGAAGGTCATATTGTTGCTATGAAGCATAAATGGATGTTTAAGACTGATATTATGATAGAAGACAACATACAGACTTTATTGGCAAAGCCTTATTATCACCGCATTTGTTTTGACCGTCCGTGGAATAGGACAGTCAGTGATTGGACATACGACATTCATAGGTGTAAAAACTGGAGTGATATCGTGGCAGTAGTTAATAAAATTAATGATTTGGAGTGATTAGTATTGAACATTCAAGAATGGCTTGGAAAAGACAATCAGCTAGGAATTGATATCTGGGAGAAAAAGTACAGATATGAAAATGAAACATTTGAAGAGTGGCTAGATAGAGTAAGTGGTGGAAACCAGTCTATTAAAGCATTAATCAAAGATAAGAAGTTTCTATTTGGCGGAAGAATTCTTGCAAATAGAAACATTCCTGGTAATAAAACATATAGTAATTGCTATGTAATTGCACAGCCAGAAGACAATCTTGAGAGTATTTTTGACGCAGCAAAAAAGTTGGCAAGAACTTTCTCTTATGGTGGCGGTTGTGGCATTGATATTGGTAAGTTGTGTCCTAAGGACGCAAAGGTCAACAATACAGCAAAGAAGTCATCTGGTGCTGTAAGTTTTATGGACTTGTACAACCTTACTACTGGATTGATTGGACAGAATGGTCGTAGAGGAGCCTTGATGATTTCAATGCCTGTAAATCATCCAGACATTGAAGACTTTATTAATATCAAGTCAGACCTAAATAAAATTACAAATGCAAATATTTCTGTTCGTGTTGATGATAATTTTATGAAGGCAGTACAAAATAATGAAGATTATGAGCTAACATTCACTCGCCCTGAAAATGGCGAACCTATTACTAAGACCGTAAATGCAAAAGAACTATTCCATAAAATCTGCGAAATGAATTGGAACTATGCTGAGCCTGGTGTATTGTTTTGGGATAGAATCACTAATCATAACTTGTTGGTTAATGATGATAGATTTGAATATGCAGGCACTAACCCTTGTGCGGAGGAACCCCTTCCAGCAGGCGGCAGCTGTTTGCTAGGTGCATTGAATTTATCTGCATTTGTTGAGAATCCATTCACAGAAAACGCAAAATTTAATTTTCAGTCATTTGCTGATGATGTAAGAATTGCTGTAAACGCATTAAATGAAGTTCTAGATGAAGGACTTGAGCTGCATCCTCTAGAAGAGCAAAGAAACTCTGTTAGAGATTGGAGACAAATTGGTCTTGGCATGATGGGACTAGCTGACTGTTTAATTAAACTTGGAATTGTATATGGATCTGATGAAGCAAATAATCTGTGTGATCGCATTGCAAAAATTCTATTTAATGAATCAATTATTGCATCAGAATCTAGAAGCTACAGTTGTGGCAATTATCCCATGTTTGATAAGCATGCTGTTAACTCTTCACCAATGTTAGACGCACTTGATTATTATGTTGATGGTCTTAATAATTCACAGCTTCTAACTATCGCACCTACTGGTAGCATTTCTACAATGCTTGGAATCAGTGGTGGCATTGAACCTATTTTTGCTAACTCTTATACCAGAAAGACTCAATCTCTACATGGCGAAGATGTATTCTACAAGGTGTACACCCCTATTGTTAAAGAATACATGGATGCACATAATTTAACAGACGAGTCTGAGCTCCCTAAAGAATTTGTTGTGGCATCTGATATCTCTCCTAGAGATAGAATTAACTGTCAGGCCGCATGGCAAAAGTGGATTGATGCAAGTATCTCTTCTACTATTAATCTTCCAAATGAAGCAACTGTTGAAGATGTAGAAGATATTTATATGTATGCTTGGGAGCGTGGACTCAAAGGAGTTACTGTTTATCGTGCTGGATGTGCTAGAGAGGGCATTCTAGTTACAGACGAAACTAAAAAGGCCGTTGAGAAAGACGAGAGCGCATTAGAGCGTGGATATGTTGTGCCTGCAAGCGACAACCTTATTGGCATGAAACGTAAGTTGATGACTGGTTGCGGATCTCTGCACTGTGTTGCGTTCTTTGATGCTGACACTAAAGAATTAAGAGAAACATATTTGTCCAAGGGATCAACTGGAGGATGTTCAAATTTTATGGTTGGTTTGTCCAGAATGATCAGTTTGTCTGCTCGTGCAGGAGTGGATCTTGATACAATTATTGACCAGCTTAACTCTTGTGGCGTATGTCCTTCCTATGCAACGAGAAAAGCCACAAAGGGCGATACATCTCCTGGCAGCTGCTGTCCTATTGCAGTCGGAAGAGCTCTTAAAGAAATGCATAACGAGATACTTGGTAAAAAAGAAATCAAGAAGGTTGTAAATATCAATTCACCTAAATGCCCAAAATGTGGAGCAGAATTAATTCATGAAGGTGGATGTAACATTTGTAAAAATTGTGGATGGACCAAGTGCGATTAAAGAAATGCTCTAAATGCAATCAAGAATTATCAATAGATAACTTTTATAAATTTAAATACGGCAAAGATGGGCTCAGAAGCGAATGTAAAAATTGTTCTAAGAAAAATAATAAGCAATATTACAACGCTAATAGACAACAAATTATAGAGAATGTTGCTATATATACAGAATTGAATAAAGATAAAGTGCAACAATATCAACACGAATATTCTAAAAATAATTCTGATAAACTGAAAAATTATTACAAGGAGAGAAGTGTGGAAAAGAAGAGGAAAATGGACACATATAAAACTCCTTGCGCAAAATGTGGTGAAAGAAGATTATATGTAATTGACTTTCACCACATAGACCCATCAACAAAGAGTTTTACAATTGGTGATTCGTACAGAGGAAACAGCGATAAAATAGAAGCAGAGGTTAAAAAGTGTGTTTGCTTATGCTCAAATTGTCATAGAGAGTTTCATTATTTATATGGTATTGTGCCACAAGATCCAATAAATGAATTAGAAGAATATCTTGAACTTGATTTGTCGTGAATAACAATACAAAATTAATGTAGGAGGATTTAACTATGGAAAACAAAGTTTGTGCAAAGCCTATGTATAAGTGTGCTGTATGCGGTGAAGTCTATGACTCCATCGCACAGCGTGTAAATTGCGAGCAAGCCTGTTTAAAGAAGCAGGAAGAGGAAGCAAGAAAGGCTGCAGAGCTAAAGAGAGAGGTAGAGTACGAGGCTCGCAAGAATGAAGTAGATACTGCGTTTAATAAAGCATACGAGTTAAAAGACAAGTTTGTACAAGACTATGGTCGTTATACATACAACAAGCCTGTAAGTAACTCTTATGACGGCGTGTGCTTGTTTGATTGGTTTAGTCTGTAATGAGGTGATAATATGGAAGTTAATGTCAAATGTATAAAGCTAAGAGAAAATGCGGTTATCCCTTCTTATGAGAGCTTGGGTGCAGCAGGGTGTGATCTATCAGCAGCAATTGATTCCAGTGTTATGATTGCACCTCATCAAACAGTTAAGATTCCTACTGGTCTAGCCATGGAACTACCTGAAGGTACTTTTGGTGCAATCTACGCAAGAAGTGGAATTGCAACAAAGGAAGGATTGGCTCCTGCAAATAAAGTTGGTGTAGCGGATTGTGATTATCGTGGAGAGATCATGGTTGCACTTCATAACCACAGTGATGAATATAGAATTGTGGAGCCTGGACAGCGCATTGCACAGCTGATTATTCAGCCTTATGTTCGTGTTAATTATAATGAGGCAGAGTGTCTAAGTACAACTGACAGAGGCGCAGGCGGGTTTGGAAGCACTGGTAAATAATAGGAGGAAAAGTACAATGAAGAGCACAGAAATTATTTTTGTTATTGATAAGAGCGGTTCAATGAGCCATCTCACAAATGACACTATTGGTGGTTTTAATGGCTTCGTTGAAAGTCAGAAAGATGATACCAAAACAACACTCACAACAGTTTTGTTTGATACTTCATGGAAGATTCTGCATGACGGCATTGATGTATATGAAGTTGCGCCAATGACTTCAAAAGATTATATTGCTGGCGGCGGTACCGCAATGCTAGATGCGATTGGCGAAATTATTAACCGTGTCCAGGATCGTCATGACGAACTTGGTAAAGAAAAACCTGACAATGTTCTATTTGTTATTACAACTGACGGCGAAGAGAACGCAAGTCGTAAATTCACAAAGGCGCAGATTGAGAAAATGATTAAGCATCAGACTAATGGACATGGTTGGGAGTTTATGTTCCTTGGTGCTAACATGGATGCTGTAAAGGAAGCACAAAACATTGGCATTAACACAGCTCGTGCAGTTAGTTATGATTGGACAACATCTGGCACTGATGCACTATATAGCACTGTTACGGCAGCTTCATGTGCAGTTAAAGGCTGCTGTACGCTAGATGGTATTGACCTGCAATCAACGTATGATAGTCTTGTAGGTAAGGTGGATTATGCGTCTGCAGATTGCGCAATTAACGCAGCAAAAGCTTATACTGATGACGTTTGTGCTTTAACAAGTAAAATTAATTAAAACTTCATAGCGGTGGTAGCAATATCACCGCTATTTTTTTATATAGGAGGCAATATGGAAAAAAGAACATTTTATATGCACAAATCGAAAAACAACCCAAAACATTATTATATACTTGAAAATGAGAGTAGAATAGTTAATTTTATTGGCGGAAACAAAGATATGATTTCAATTATCAAAAAATTAATTCAAGATAAAATTAATTAGCAATTTTTTATTTACAAAATTTTATACACTATGCTATAATACATTTAAGGTACATATAAATAACATAGGAGGTACGTCAATGTCAAACAAGAGAGTTGCATATGTAAGATTAAGTGACGACGATAATTGTAATTTTGAATCTATGTCAATAGCTAATCAAAGAAAAATTATTTTACAATACGCCAACGAGCACGGCTATGAAATAACTGAATTTTACGTTGATGATGGCATAAGTGGATATCTTTGGAACAGACCGTCATTCAATAGATTAAAACAAGATATTGACGACGGTTCAATCGAAGGCATAATTGTAAAAGATTTATCCAGATTAGGTAGGCATAATGCCAGAGTTCAATTATTCAACGAAGATTTAATTCAAAGACAAGTTGAATTAATTAGTATAGGTGATAATTATAATAACCTAACAGATGATGATTCAATGCTTGGTATAACAACATGGGCGAACGAGAAACTCGTTAAAGACACAAGCAAAAAAGTTAGAGCGGTTAT